TCATCCGATTTTCCTCTTCAAGATCGTTAACACCGGCCCACGCGAGTCGGTTGTTGATACCATGTTCGCAGCCTCAATCAGCTTGCCCAGCTCAGCGCCGGAGTAGTGGCTGGTGATGCTGCCGTTCTTATGCCCGAGCAGTGACTTCCGATCTTCTTCAGTAACTCCTGCGGCACGCAGTCGGCGTCCGAAGGTGTGTTTAAGATCGTGGATCCTGATCGAGGCGTACCCAGGGTGAGCGGGGCGAAGGTTTTCCTCCTGCCAGAGTTTCGCCGCTCTCACCCGCGCCTTCTTCCAGGCTGAGTCGTTCATGCGGTGCATTGCGGTGCCGTTGTATGGGAAAACCCACTCACGGCTGATTCCGCGCTGCTTCTCAATGATCGACTTGGCCACGCTGTTCAATACCACCAGGCGTTCATCGCCATTCTTTACGCCCGACCGGGCGTGCCTCCCGCCGAAGTCAGCTGGTATCAGGAAAACACTGGTACCCAGTTCCGGTACCGATATCTCCCAATCCCACCTCAGTTTGCATACCTCCTGCTCCCGACACCCAGTGTTCACCTTGAACAGGGCCATCGTCTGCAGGTGGCCTGGAAGTTCACCAAATAGAATCGACTGCTCTTCCCATGACATTGGGTAGGGCTTTCGGCTCGACTTCTTCTCCTCCAGCTTTTTCAGCATTGGCACGCTATCCAGCCACGGCCGGCGATCATCATCCCGCCACTTTCGAGCACACAGGGTCAACACCCTGACTGCTCGCTCGATCGCGATGTTGATCGTCCGGTTGCTCACTGGCTTCTGCACGCGCCCATCATCCAAGACCTTCGCCGTCTGCCGATCCTTGATGAACGGTTCAAGTGCTTGGTCATCGATATGGGTGAGCGGCAGATGCCCGATGAATGGGTGAAGCTGTTTCATGCACAGCGCTGTCAGGTGAATGGATGGCTGGTCCTTTGATTCCAGGAGGTAGCGAGTAGCCGCTTCCTCCCAGGTCCTGACCTGACGAACCCCATAAACCTTCTGCTGCCGAAGCTGCTCCAGCTTGTGAATCAGGTATTGCTCTGCTTCTTCCCGGTCACCAGTGCCAGTGCTCTCTCGAATTCGCTCCCCCCTGTAGACTTTGTCGATTTGCCAGACACCGCCTTTCTCGTAGAGACCGGTGATCGTTTTTCGCGCCATATGGTGTCTCCTCGGCGCTCGCTGCGGGGCCGATTGTTGTCCTGAACCGATGCTTTTTCAATCGACTTTGCCTGCACATAGGCGTCTGCCCACTCGTCCAGCTCTAACCGGTCGAAGGCAACGCCCTGTTTTCCAATTGGAAACTCCTGTACGTGGGGTCTTACTGTTTTGTTGAATTCATCTCGGCACATGCCGAGGTAGCCAGGGGCTTCGCCGAACCGGATGAATCGCGGGGCGATGGCTGAAACCCTGGCTGCAGTTGCGTTTGCCATGAGGGCAAGTCTCCACGCCGCGCATGGCGGCAGAGGTGGTTATTCCCAGTCGTGACTGAGCTTTGGATTGATTGGTGGAGTGCACTGCAGCGTTGCGAGCTCGAGCAGGGTGAAGTGGCCGTCCATCCAGCCCGCCGTGTCGATGTGGTACACGTTCCCAAGCGCTACTGGCTGCCTAAGCGGTGTGTGCCCGACCACAAGGGCGCGCAGCCCATTGACTCCATTCGTTGCGCCATCCTGAATTCGCGTCCGTGACCACATGCAGCTGTTCTGTACCAGCTTGAGCCGCTTGGCACTTTCCGGCGCCTCCAGCTGCTGGCGAAGCTCGTCCCATGACTGGAACGGACAGTCGGCGTGAACGATTCCGATCAAGCCTTCAGTCGTCTCGACCTCGATGGCGATTGGCAACTCACGAAACTGGGCGGCAAACTCGCGCTGCTCATCCCAGGCCAGGCCAGCGAACCAGCTGCCGCCGTTGTAGACCCAGTTCTCCACGTCGCAGGTATCGAACCGGCAGACGTAGTCGTCATGGTTGCCGCGTACAGGGTGGAACCAGGGCTTGCCCAGCCACTCGAGTACGTCGCGACACTCAGGCCCACGGTCGACCAGGTCGCCAACGCTGAATAGCCGGTCAATCTCAGGGTCAAACGCTACGGTATCCAGCGCAGCCTGCAGCCGGGTGAAATGCCCATGAATGTCGCCCACCGCGAAATCGCGGCCAGCCGTATTTGCGGCGAAGCGCTTGATGCGCATCACCTCGATGGTTTCGAGCATGAAGCCTCCGGGATGGCGGCAGAGGTGGGGAGGGTTAGTAGTCGGTGCTGGAGCTTGAGTTGCTATCGCTCGAACTGGATGAGCTGCAGCTGTCGCTCGACGAGTAGTTGCTGCCGCTGTCATACCCGCCAGAGCTGTGGCTTGAGCAACTGCTATGGGATCGGGACGGCTCGTAGCTGTCGACCTGGTTGACCGGGTTCAAGGGGCTGAACGGGCTCAGGGGGTTGAGCGGGTCAAGCATCGGGTCTGGTCTTCCGGCAGCCGGGCTACGGCCAGCGGTGTAGCCGGTTGATGGCTGTGCAGAGGGTGCCTGGCGCTGCGGCTTTGCCTTGCGGCGAAACAGGCGGGTCAGGAAATTGGGCATGACTTCGTCCTCGCCTGCCTACCGGCAGGCTTGAGTTGTTGTAGGGGGAGGGGTTAGGCGCGGCGCTTCATGAAGGTGATCCAGTGCGTTTTCTCGCGCTTACCGGACTTGTGGCCAAACAGCGGCTTTTCATCGGTCAGAGCGAGCAGCTCGCTTACCAGCACCTGTGTTTCATTCCACTTGAAGATCAGAATTCCTTCCGGCTCCAGCACCCTGAAGCACTCGGCAAAGCCTTGGCGGATGTCTTCGCGCCAATCGGATGTGAGCACTCCGTACTTGGCGCGCATCCAGCTATCGACACCGGCGCGGGTTAGGTGAGGCGGGTCGAACACTACCAGGCGGAACGTCGAGGACTCGAACGGCAAATGCCGGAAGTCCATCAGCACATCGGGCTCCACCTTCAATACTCGGCCGTCGCATAGCAGGTGCTCTTCATCACGGATGTCGCCGAACAGTGCGCGCTGGTCCTGCTTGTCGAACCACATCATGCGGCTGGCGCTGCAGGGGTCGAGGACTCTGGCTGCCGCACTCATTGCAGCAGCTCCTTCGGCACCTGGACGGTATCACCGAGCTCGAACTGGACGATTGCACGCATGGCTACGATCAACGGACTGTCGGGATGCTGGAACGCTGTTCGGCGATGCTTGCGCTCCTTGCCGAATATGGTCGACCCCCAATGCCCGCTCTCGTACCATCCATTGCGCTTGTCGAACGATCCGAAGTTGCGGTGCACCATGTCCGTCGGTGGTGTGAGTAGTACCTTGTACTTCTCGATCAGCGGGCCACCTATTGCCCAATCTGTTGACGGCGAGTACTTCCCGCCAAAGTCAGGCTTGTAGACCCGCCAGTCGGTTCCATAGTGGGGAGCAGCGATAGCAACGGGTACTACTTCAACTTGGGCGACCACCCAGTCCAGCGCCGCCCCAGTCAGGTCGGTTGTTTTCACTTCGATCAGGTCTGTCATGTTCGACCCTCCTTTCGGCGCTCCACGTCGATCTGGTCGTACAGGGCATCCACTCGCTTCTGTTTGCGGTTGATCGCCTCTGAACGCTTCAGGTGTTCCGATATTGCCTTGCTGTACGGCTCGATCTTCTCGATGAGCCGCAGCCGTTCATGGGGGCAAGTCGACTCATTGAACTTCCGGGCCAGACGGTCGCGCTCACCGAAATCGATGTGGTCGAGGGCGCGATTTTCTTTTTCCATTTCGGCCAATACATCCGCCGACTGCCGTTTCCAGCGAAGGTAAAGAACGTCGCTTTTCTTCGGCTTGAGGAAAAAATGTTGGGACCTGATCCAGTCCAGCAGGTCATCCTTGGTCATTTCGTCGAGCACATCCTTTCGAGAACTATTGCTCACAGCGAATACCTCTCTTCATTCCAGAGCGCAGGCGCCTGTGTAGGGGTAGGGGTGTCTTGTTCGTGCGGGGAAAACTGGCGCTCGTTGCCGGCCTGTAGCTGGCTGTCGGGGATGCAGCTAATGCCGACCCCATTCAGCAGGTAGCAGGTCACACCGCGCTGGCTGTCGTGCTGCACATCGATGACGTTCTCGGTTGCGCTGGCGCCGGTGGCCAGCAGCAGGAGGCAGAGGGCGAGGCGGGTCATAGCAGCGCTCCACTGGCCTTGGCCAGGCGTACGTCTTCCTCGGTAACGGTGTGCAGGGCCATTTTCTCGATGGTGAAGAAATTCGGCTGGCAGAACTTGCGGGCCCAGGCCTCAAGTGGCTCCAGCGCCTGCTCAAGAGCAGCTTTCGCCTCGTCGTCGATGTCCGGGTAGTTGTCGACCCATTCGCCTGCATCGCTTCCGGCGGCTTCTTCAAACATGTGGTCGAGCAACTCTTCGGCGTCAGGCAGGAACCCGACAGGGTCTGCTTTGCAGACGATGCCGGTGTGCACGATGTCGCCTACCTTGAAGCCGCTACCAAGTCCCTCGCCGAAGCTTGTGTGGTCTTCCGCGCGGCCGTAGTTGTCCCGGAGCAGTTCGGCAAGGCTCGGATAATCCCATGTCCCGTCGTCGCCACTCACCGACCAGGCTTCCTCTGCTTTGCGGCGCGCCCAGCTCACGCACGGGCCGTCTTCGGTGTCGAAGATCCCGAGCAAGAACCACTCGGGGCCTGGGGATTCTGGCTCCCACCCGAGGCAATGGCACGCGCCGTCGTCGTAGGGGTGGTGATCGGAGATGTCCGCTTCCATGTGCCACTGCTTCAGCTCCAGACCCTGCTGCACGAGCCAGGCTTTGAAGGCGGCCAGATCCTCGTCGAAGTCCGGCTCATCGGGGTGGCTCCACCAGCCGTCCTGATCGCGCTCGACGGCTACACGTTGGATCAGCTTGATTTCTTCAGACATGACTTCGTCCTTGCCGCCATATCGCGGCTGTTCAATAGAGGGGAGGGGGTATTTTTGCGAAAGAGTACAAATGTACTCTTTGGTCAATTTGGCTTGGTGTCGGCGTTCAGGGAGTCATGGAAAGCAATCACTGCTCGATTGTATGCAGCTGAACCCTGCACGCTCATGCCGATGATTCGCAGCAGCTCTCGCGCTGAGTGCTCCTGCTCGGCTAGCTGGGCGCGTAGCCTGTCTCGCTCTGATTCCACGGATTTAAGTTTGGTCTGAAGGCTCAGCGCAATCTGACTTGGCCGCTCAACCTCGATAGGATCGGCGTGGGTGTAGAGCTGGATAACTTCCGTACCGAAATAGCCAGCCCCGTACCCTGGGTGTTTGTGCTCAACGCAGTCGTCAAGAAGCAAAGCATCCACCGGCTCGCCCTGGTGCTGCTCGGCTGGCTGGGCTGCTTCGTACCCAGCGAGGAACGTCAGGTAGTCGCTGTGGGTGCGCTGGTCGGTGAAGCCAGTTCTGTCCTTGGCCAGTTCCTTTTCGCCCAGGCCGAGTGGGTTGTCGCGGATGAACAGGTCGCGCGGGTCGGTGTTGCTCGATCGGTTTTCTGTGGGCATGGGGATACCTCGCGGCTATAGTGCTGCCAATTTATTAGGGAGGGTGATGATGTCGAGTGAGGAAATCTGCATTGAAGCGCTGCGTCGCTCGGACGAAAGAACAATGTTGCGACGGGCGGAACGTATGGTCGCTATTTCTCGTGTTATTGAGGGAGTTAGCTATTGCGGTGTCGATGAGCCGATTGCGATGATGAGAGATGCTGGCGCCAGCTACATAAACGGATGTTTCGTGACCTCGATGATTTCCGCAATGAGCAGTATCGAGCACATGCTTCTGTTAGAACTCCATGATCGCGGGTTTACTACTCATAACAAAAAAAATGTAGACTCTATGTCTAAAGGTATTTCCTGTATGCGCGATGTTACCACTGGTAATGAGGCGCTACTTGATACTTTGGATGAGCTAAATAAATTACGTAATGCCTATGTGCATCCTCAGAAAGAAAACTTCCATCGTCGAAGAACTAATCGAGCGAAAAAAGCCGGCACCTCAGTAGATGAAATTTCGCAGCAGGATGCATTCTGCGCTATTGAGGCCATGTATCAAGTTTTTAACCTGACTTTAAAGAATCTGTCATGCGCTGAGTGGGTGAAGTTTGTACCTACTTAATAATATCAGCCTCTGCCAATTCACAAAAGAAAGAGCAGGCTGGAATCTTCTCGTTACGCCGCACTGGGCCATCGCCGAGGTCTCGTAGGGAGAACCTCACGCTGGTGGTGCGGTTGCGGAACAAGTATGAGCCTTCGCCCAGGTCGTCCTGAATGACGCACAGCGCCTCGAACTGTTCGGGAAAGTCCTGCCGTATGGCTCGGAAATAGCCTTCGCCGCCCTTCACGCAGCCAATGCAGTTGGCGTTGTCATAGCCCATCCGGTACATCAGCGGCAGTTCAATACCGGCGCGCAGCAGGATCGCCTTGCAGTCGTCTTTGCCCAGGCCTCGATCGATCAGTGGGGCAATCACGGGGCGGTCAGGGTTTCGTTCTCGGAAGTCCTCCAGACGTCCCACTTCTTCTGCTGTGTATCCGAACACCATCACGTCGCCGGGCTGTTTCCAGGTATCGAGCAGACGCCGCTTGAGGATCTTGGTGCATGGTGCGCCGGTGCGACCCTTCATGTACCGCTCGCGGCGAAACACCTCGTGGGCGTCGGCGCCGTACTTCTCATCACGGAGCACGGTGATGGCCTGGCCGAACCAGGCTTCGCAGTCGGCTGCAAAGCGGCGGTTGTCTTCATGCTCGTTTGCGAGGAAGGCGTTGACGATCTGAACGTCGTGGCTCGCGCCGTACTCGGCAAGGGCCAGCTTGGTGGCCACCGCAGAAGCTGCTCCGCAACTGAACTGGCATACGATTCGATTGAGCATGGTGGCTCCTGGCCCGTATATTGGTAAATCCCATCGGATAGGGTGACAATGAATGAGTTTTAGAACAGCATTGGCTTTGATTTTTACAGTTCTCTATGTATGCGGTTTTGGCTTCATCGCTATTTGTCGTCAAGACGAGTTAGTCGGCCTCTCTCTAAATGAGTTGGGGGATTTTCTTGCTGGGGCTTTTGGGCCGCTAGCGCTTTCGTGGTTGGTATTTGGGTACTTCCAGCAAGGAGATGAATTGAAGCAGGGCACTGAGGCGCTTCTTCTCCAAGCTCAGGAGCTTAAGGAGTCGGTTCAGCAACAGTCGGAAATGGCGGCAGCAACGAGATTGTCATTGAGAAACAATGAGAAGGCATTGGAGCCCATACTCCATTTGAATTTCATGTCCTCGGCTCCCGCCTTCACTTCAGAAGGTCACGTATATAAAGATCAGTTTTCATTAAGTAACTCTGGAGCGTACTGTGAGGACTTGGTTGTCCGTGCCTCCCTAAATAGCGTGGAGGTCGCAGTGAAGTCGTCTCAGGGGCTTGCGGTGGGGAGAACTTTTAGTTTTGATTTTATTGATATCCTGGATGATGATGTTTACTACGATTTTGATGTGTCCTACCGAAAGTCAAATGGAACTACTGGGCGTCAGAGCTTCGAAGTGTCGAAGAGATATTCGAATGGGGAGCTGCAGTTGGTTGTTGAAAAGCAGTATTTAGAGGTGTGACGTCCATTGCCGCCCTCGCCGGGGTGGCGTGATTCGTTGAAGTGGGGTATTGGTGGTTGAACCAAAATCTTGGTCGAGGCGGGAGGCCCCATTGAGGATTTACAGAGGCGTTAGCGTTTCCCGAGATGCGGAAAACGGTGGAAAGCTTGCAAGCAGAGGCGCGAGCGACGAGTTAGAGGCCGAGTGCGGGGATGACAACGTGCAGTTTGGGACAACTGCTTTGGAGTTCGGGCGCTCCCCATCCAATGCTAGGTACTTCCACAATGTTTGCAGTTCGACCTATAGAACCTCTTACCTTTCATTCACTTCTGATGAAAAGGTAGCGAGGTGGTTCGCCACGTACGAGAATTCGGAAGAGGGCTGGATCTACGTTACCGACACTGAGTTGCTTGCGGAGTGTGGTGTAGAGTTTTTTGATAACCCAGGAGAGGTTATGAATGCAGAAGAATCGGAGATCTTAGTGAATCTTCGCGACCTAGCTGAATTGCCGCCCCGTCTGATTATCGACAAATACAAGGTCGCCCCGAGCGCCTAGCCCCACAGAGCTTGCATTCAGGCGGCCTTTCGAAGCGAAAGCACCTGCTGACGCGCGGCTTCGTATTCGCTGGCCAGTATCTCGATAAGGCCGTCGACTTCGCCTGCCTCCGCCTTGCAGCCAAGGTTCAGGTACACGACACCTTCGTGATCAAAGCAGACGCCACCAGTCATCCAGATTCTGCCGGTGTTAACGCCAATGACCTGCCACATTTCGTCCCGGTCGATCGCGTCCGGGCAGTGCTCCTTCCAGAGATCTAGCAGGCGCTGGTGCTCCAGCTTCTCGGCTGTCCTCACCTCCTTGCCGCTGCCTTTTACGTGCTTCGCAGCGCGGCGCAGGGCGCGATAGCCGTATTCGTCCGGCCGACACCAGTGCACATCTAGCGTCGTGCTGGCGCTGAGCTTGATGCCGCCGACGTAGTTGCGGGAGCCGCTGTACATCGGCGATGCTGCGCCACCAAAGACCCGGCCCAGTTTCTCGCGGCGTGCATTCCAGGTGGCTTTCTTCTCGTCCCAGGCTCGCACTGCAGCCAGGACTTTCGGTGATTCGGTTTTGTAGAAGTAGCTCATGGCTTTCTCCAGGCATGCGCCGCCCTCCGTGCTGGTGGCGGCATGGTGGCAATTTGATTTTGGATGGGGTATTACGGATGACCGGCACGGGGCCGGCGAAAAGGAGCTTCTATGTCATTGCTGCTGGACAGGTATTACAGTCATGAAATTGCCCTTGAAGAAGGGTTGACCGCCTACGTGCATTGCGACTGGATCAATAGTGAGCCGGGGCATGTTGCAAGCGAGGCTCGCATCGTCGTTCGCCAAGGCGATACGGAGAATCAGATAGGCCGTATCAAGGGTCCAATCCAACGCGATGACGCAAATGAACAAGGCACAAAAATAGCCGAAGCGTGGTACGCCAAGCAGAAAGGCCTGACTACCGAATAAAGTCTGGGCCGATGACCTCGTCACCTGGATCCTGCTGAATCATCAGCATGCTCTTCCGGTCGAAGGCCAGTGCCAGCCTTGGCGAGATTCTGATCTCGTGCCGCGGCGGGGTGAGAAACTTCGCCGCGTGCAGCCTGCCCAGAGCATGGATGCCGTGAATCAGCGCCTCGATCATCTGGCTGTAGGTGGTATCAGCCCAGGCGCAGATGGCGCGCAGGTGCTGGCCGGTTCGCTTCCTGGCTGACAGCCGCAGCGGCTCAATCCGCGCCACAGAACGGTGAGATTCGATTTCGTGGCGCGCGATCCGGAATAGCGCGTGATGCCCGAGCGCTTCGATGTGATGAATCATCAGCGTCATCGCCTCGCCCTGTTCCTCGATCCCGGCCCACTCCATCAGTTCCAGCAGGGCCTGTTTAGTCCCTGGTCGAACCTTCAAGCGCAGGTCTTCTTCCTGAAGCTTGGCGGCCTTCAAGCGGCGGCGCTCGTCGCGCTGTGTTTGCGTCATCGCCATTCGGTACCCCCTTCAATCCGCTAGGCGGCAAGTGAACCTGTGCCCGGCGCTGGTGGCGCTGCAGGGCCATTCGTTTGAGTTTCATGGGATAGTTCCATATCAGTGTCGTGCCAACCCGCGAGCCACCACCCACCGTCTACAGTCATGTTGCCGTAGGGCTGGGAGAGGCGGCACTTCCCATCTTGGCGGCAGGCCCGGCCCTGGTAATAGGCCGTGGGATAGATGAGGCGAAGCCGTCGAGCCTTCATGATGATTCTCGACTGGAGGCTTCACGTCGTTCACCCCGCTTCGGGAAATCGATGTCGAACGCTTTGAGGATTCGAACCAGTGTCCCGTTGCCGATCCCGATCTTCTTCTCCACCTGGTGGCGAGTCAGGCCGACATCCCGAAGGGCGGTGATTCGTTCTGCCAGCTTCGCGTCTGCCGCCGCGTCGGTGTATGGCGTCTTCCGCTTACCCTGGCAGCCCGGGGCAAACGTGAAGTCTTCCCGCTGCGACATCGTCCACAGGGTGTTCTGCGGGATGCCTAGCTTCTGGGAGACTTCCCGGCAGGTCATCTTTTTTGCCATTTCGGCGATCAAGGCTGCACGCTCTTTTGAGCGCTGTTGCCGGGCGCCGTACTGAACGCCTTTCGGGATCTTCTGGGCTGGCTCTGGGTGCCGCCGGAAGGGAAGCGGCTTGTAGGTGAATCCAGCCAGCTCGACTGCCTGACCTCCAGATGCGAAGAAGGCAGCTTTCGCTGCCTCCAGTTGCGCCTGGTGCTGGGCGCCGATGAGGATTTGGTTGTCGGTCATGCCGCCACCTGAGTCAGGGTTACCCCCGCCATGTTGAAGTTTGAACCCTTGGCAGCGACGATCGCGTCGAGTGCCTGCCAGTTGACGGTAAGCACATCGATTGGCACCTCGCCCTTGGCCACGGCCTTCACCAAGGCTTCGAAGTCTTTGACCTCGGCCTGATAGGCGAGCGGCTTTGAGGCGGTTGGTGCTGCCGTCTTCGCTGCTGGCTTGGGTTGCGTCGGTACCGATGTAACTGAATTGGAGGCTTGCCCTGTTGCCGACGCGGCAGCAGGCGCCTCAGTTGCTTTGGCTTCCGCCTCAAGGCGTGCTGCCTCGGCGCGCTGTTCTTGCTCCAGGCGCTCGCGCTCTTCCCGGCGGATTTTCTCGCGCTGGGCTTCGGCCTTCTGCTCCTCGGCCTGCTGATGCTCGCTGATGCGCACCTTGATCAGCGCGACCAGGTCTTCGTTATCCTTGAGCACCAATTGCTGGGCATCGTTGAACAGGAAAGCGTGGTCCTTCGCCAAAGTGCGCAGGCTCTCCAGGTTGGCGCGGATACCGTCGCCGATCTGGCTGGCTTCGATCTTGGCCCGGGCCAGTTCAGAGTCGGCAGCATCGCGCAGACTGGTGATGGTCTTCTTGCCCTTGATGGCGCCTGAAAGATCAACTGGTACAGCCGGCAAGCGAACCTTGCCTCCAAACGATTCGTTGATCTTGTCGATGTGAGCCTGCAGCGCTTTGGCAGCGGTGATCACGATCTCATCTCGAATGGCGACCTTGCGCGCCTTGACCAGCTTATCCAGCTCCAGGCGCTTCAGTCGCACCTGAGCGCTGATGTCTTCGATGGTCTTGAACAAGACGTCGATGCTTTCGGTTTGGCTCAGAGCGTGCTGCTTGGCAGCTTCAAGGCGGTTTTCTACGTCGCCGCACCACTTGACCGTTTTCTCGGCGTCAGCAAAGTGCTGATCGGTTTGCAGATCAGTGTTGATGCCTTCAATGACGGCCAGCGAGTGAGCTTTGAACTGCTCCAAGTTGCTGGCAGTAACCATGCCGGTGACTTCGATGCGCAGCGCTGGCAGCGTTTCAGGGGTATTGCCAACGACCTCGGCCACCGCCGCGACTGGCTCAAAAGAGGCGAGGTCGGCTTCAAACTGCTTCCAGCCCTCGACCAACTGCGCGGCCCGGCCAGCAACCGGGAAGTACTCCAGTGAAACGAAGTTGGCTTCAGTGCCGTCGGAGCAAACGAAGATCGCTTTCTCGGCACCGCTGACCAACAGTTGCTGTTCGAGCTGCCAGTAGTAATGCGGCTCCAATTCACCGGCGCGTACCTGGGCAACCAAGGACTCGTTCCAAAGCTTATGCTCGAACAGGGTCTCGCCAAGCATGGTCATGCCGTCCATGGAGGCGAGCAAGTTTCCTTCAGTACCGACCACCGGGAACAGATCCTCGCCGATCATGCGCTCGACAATTGGCCGTGCCAGTGCCTCTGTCTCGTGGCCTTTGTCGAAAATGCGCTGCTGAGAAGGCGTCACCTCCGGGGCGATGCCGGTCTTCTTCAGCTTCAGCAGATCAGTGCGGGTCTGGTACTTCGAGGCACCCATCATGGCCGGCGCTTCTGAGGCGGTGAAGTGCTGGGTGCGCAGCGAATGCCACTCTGGTGAGCCCTGGGTTACGTTGTGAATTTTCATACCTGCTCTCCTTCGATGGGCGCGAGACTTTTGATCGTCTCGACCTGTTCTTCGCTTAAGGTGTATTTGCTGGTGATCGTGGCGATGATCTTGTCTGGCGACGACTTGCCGGAGTCGACAGCGCTGCGCCATTTCGGGAGGTTCTCGGCAAGCTTGTCGTCGGGGTAGGGTGGAAGTTCGTCCTGGGCAGCCTCCCTGCGAGGGGAAACGTCACGAACGACCGGTGCGCTTTCTTCCAGCTCATCCGGGCTGTATACGCCGAGGATCACGTCAGGGCAGTACAGGCGCGACCAGCGCTTGGTGGCCAGATATGCCAGTTGCTGACGAGGGTCGTCTGCCCAAAGAGTGCTGTTACGGGTGCGGGCTTGAGCCAGCAGCAGCTCCAGAACACGCGGCTCGTCCTCTCCGCGGAAGGTTGCCCAGACTCGGACGCCCAGGCCTTCTTCATCCCCAAGCTTCCAGCCAGGGACACGGTACTCGCCCTTGTCCCCATTCTTGATGGTGAACTTGCCAATCACCTTCGACCAATCGCCGAACCACTCGTAGTGCAGTCGGTCGATCACCGGTGCGCAGGTGGTAATCACGGCGTTCACCAGTTGAGCCTCATAGCCAAGTACGCCATTCACCAGGTGAGTTTTCTGGGCGACCGCGAAGGGGTTCATCTTCCACTGCATGGACTGCATGACGACAGCCAGGCAGTCCGCGGAGTTTCCGTTGAAGTGCTTGGGCAGGGTTGCGCGACCCAAGGCCATGACCTCTGCCAGGCGCATCATCTTGTCGAGGCTGTCGCCGTCGAGAACCAGTGCGCTGGTGCTGGTTGCTGCGTGAGGAAGGACGTGAAGGGTTTGTTCGTGCGCCACCGGCGCGATGTTTTGTGCGGACATGACGATACCTCGCGCTCCTTGCGGGGCGCTGATTTTTAATGGGCGGGATTACTGAGTGATGGCGCTGGCCAGAGTGCTCAGCAGCATCCAGCCAGTGAAGAAGGAGAGGGCGAGGAAGCTTCCGCGCCAGTGGGCGATGCGGCGGGCGCGCTGTTCGGTGGTCACGCCGCGTCGTCCTCTCGCTGCGCAAAGCGATCCAATGCAGAATCGGCTGCAAGCTCTTCGGCGCGGGCCCGTCCGTACTCATTTGCCCAAGGTCGAATCAGGGCCTCCGCAACATCGTGCAGAGCTGTAGGGTGCCCACCTTTTGACTGGCCAAGCGCTTCGCACGCGAGATCGTAGGCTTTGCCGTGGACGCGGCGACCATCGGCGATGATTTCGCAAATCATCTGCTCAATCGGGTACTCGCGGTTGTCTGTGAGCAGCGGAGCAATATGCTCTTGAGCACCAAGGTGTTCGGCCAGCGCCTCCCACAGCGATTGTGGGGTAACAAGAGCAACCGACTTACCGAGTGGGCGCGGCGCTGTAACGTTCTGGCCGCAGATCAGCATGTTGATTGCATCGTGGAGCCAGTTCGGCCCCTCGGAGGTTTCCAGAAATTCAGTCATGGTCGCTTCTCCGCTTCAAGTCGACGCGCCAGTGCGCAGGCTTCGTTGTGGTCGCGGCGGAAGCCGATAACCTTTCCGGTCTGGCTATCCACCACATGGAAGAAATCGCGGCCTGCAGGCTTTACCTGGAGGCGGAACTTGATGACCGGCATAGCTCGGCCAACCTTCTTGTAGAACTCGGCAGTTGCGAGCACGGAGCGCTCATGAAGAGCGGCAATGATCTCGCGGCGAGCTTGAATGCGTTGATGCATGGTCGCCTCCAGATGGTGGTGGGTTACTCGGTGGGTGGCGCCAAGAAAGGCTGCCAGTGCGTTACCCGGTGCTCGTATCGAGAACCGTCCATGTAGCGCCAATCAATGCCGTTCCAGCACAGGAAGTTCGATCCATTGGCGAAGGGCTGGGCGCGGCGTGCCGGCGTGTAAGTCATCACGCGTGCCTTGCCGCCACCCTTGGGCAGTTCAGGCATGCGTTCAGAGCACTTGATCCAGCCGCTCATGGCTCTTCTCCACGGCGCCGACGCTCGCTTGCCATTTCCATATCCAAATCATGTCGCTCCTCACTGATCAGTTCAGCTACGGCATTTTCGATATTGGTCATGGCCTGCTGCTCGTCAGTGGCGCGGCGAATCATCACGCGCAGCAACTGAATGGCCGCATCAAGGCGTGTCGGGTAGACATAGGCCGAAAATCCGCTGCATGAAGGTTCTTGAATCATGATCTGGCCGGAAACGTTCATTCCGCTCATTGGGTGATCCTCATGACCGCATTGGCCAGGAGCCAGGCACGGGTGACCAAACCCAGCCGAGAGACTGGCCTGGCGCCTGCCAATGCGGTCGATGGTTATGGGGAAGTGGAGCGCACGGCAGGATTCGAACCTGCATCCTTCCGCCCGTTGGCGGGGGCTCTATCCAGTTGAGATTACGCACGCTTCAGGGATGCGGGATGCATCGGTGATTTGATCTGGCGGGTCCGTCTCATCTGCACCGGGTGCGATCCAGTGCTTTGCAACCACGTTGCCGCGCTTAGATGCTTCGTCGCAGATCAAATCCCGATTCACCCTGCGATGGGGAGCAGGGCATCGGGCAGTTAACGTCAGGCTGACGTGGCGCTGGTTGTTCAGTCGTCTTCGCCTTGGGCCAACATCTTCTCGATGTCGTCGGCGGCTGGTTTCTTCCAGTTCTTGATCTGGCCCGTTTCCAGGTCGATGTTCAGAATCAGGTAATCGCCGTAGTGCTCGCCCGGAAAGAAGTCGGGCACGTAACCTTCGTAGCTACCGACTTCATCGCCCTGAGCGTCTTGCAAGCCTGCAGCGAAGCCGTTGCGCACCTTGATGTGAAGCCGAATCTCGGTCACGTCGACCTGAACCGTTTTCTGCTGGTTGATCTGCATGCTGCATCCCTCTGTTGATTTCCCGTCTGGCCCTGTCGCCAAGGCCAGCCAGTGAAATCAGTGGAAAACGACAGCACCGCCGTCAGACGCAACCTCGAATGCAACCTTCCACTCTTGATACTTTTCCCAGAAGTAGCCTCCAACAGCCTCGGCTTTCTCAGCTAAATCCGCGTAGTCCTTTGCAAGCTTGGCGCTGACGACTGGTCCGATGGTGCCGTCGCAGTCTGAGAACAGGATCTGCTCATAAAACGGGCCTTCGCCCGCTCGGTTGGCGCCACCAAAATGAGGGAAGCGTTTCTCGTATTCGTCGCTCGGGCTTGCGTCCGGCGTGTAACCGGCAAGCTTCGCCAGTTCATCGCGCCATGCGCTGTAACGACCGTAGCCGGTGCTCAAGCCTGAGCCTTCCTCGCCGAGCTTGTAGGTCATGCCCTCTTTCAGGCCCTCGGCACGACCCGGAAAGTCCTTGTTGAAGTAGAAGTCGCGGTAGTTGTCGTAGTCGACCAGGTCGCCGTGCTCGTCGCGCTCGGCGTCAGGCGCCTCTACCAGTTTGCTGAATGCAGAAACGTCCAAGCCCATTGCTCATTCCTCCAGTGGATTCCCCCTGATGCGCCCCGCTTGAGGCGCACCGGGGAATCGTCTGTCATGCCGAATACTCGTACCAACTATTCAGCTCCTGTGTTCCATTGCTGTTGTTGAACCTCCAGATGAGTCGGTCAACTACCGCGCCGTCGCGGAAAATGCAGATGTTTTCCTCGACCTTCTCGCACCATCCGATGAACTCACCGGCAGGTCTGGTCATGTGCTTTGCGCTTGCGAAGACGCGGCAGCCGCGCATTGGCTTGAAGAACCGCATCATGCGTACATCCTCACCGTCACGTAGCCGATGCTGGCCACGACGTGCTCCCAGCGGTTGAAGTAAACGATGCCGCCGAACTTTGTGATCGCGGCCTGTTTGACCTGCTGCACGACCGATTCAACACGCTCGCCCTGGTCGGGAAGAGCAAGCCATTCCAAGCGTTTGCCGTTACTGAGGTGATTGTCGATGTAGAACTGAGCCATTTCGTCTTCCCCCAGTGGATTCCCAAAGCACCCGGTCGCCCAGGTGCTTCAGTGAATCTGTTGGTGTTTCTCCGCACCCGCTTACCAGGTCATTCACTCAGTTCGGTCAACACCGAAAGTGCTGGCGAGCCTTTTGGTATGCCTCGTGCGCAGCTTCCGGCGTTTTGTGCCGGCCAAGAAAAATCGTTTTCCCGCTCACCTTGATTGATGCCATCCAGAGTTCTCGTCGCCGGTCGAAGGCGACACCCTTGAAACCTGACCGGTTGTTGGAGTGAACGCCGCGATTTACTGAGTTCTCAGTTCTATTGCAGTCGCGCAAATTCACTGCCCGGTTGTCGTCCCGGTTGCGATTAAGGTGATCAATCTCGCCTTCCGGCCAGCGCCTGTTATGCATGGCGAACGCTATCCGGTGGCAGCGATAGAACACCCCTTCGATACAAACCACTCGGTAGCCTGAAGGCTTCAGTGATCCGGCTATGGACCCTGCGATGGCTCTCGAAGAGGTTGATATTCGCCAGATCAGGTTTCCCGTATCCGGCTCGTATGTGAAAAGCCTGTCCAGCTCTTCGAGCTGAATCATGTTCGTCTTCATGGTTGTCCTCGCATTGAAAGCGAGCTCGTCGAGAACGCTTTCGATGTAGCCCTGATTTGCGCCAGGGCTATGAGCGCTGCATGCAGCTATGCGGGTCGTTCGCACAGTTCAGCTATCGCTTCGTCCGCCGTCGGGGTTGTTCCCCGCGTTGGTTGCCTTTCGGGGCAATCGGATCGCCGGTCGCCGCAGGAAGCTGCATGGTCTGTTTGTTCATCGGTTTACTGACCTCCCACCGATGGAGCCGGGAGTGACCTAACCGGCTGGGCCGGGTAGTCGTTCATGGCGCTGACTGTTAAAGAGCGGTTGGCCTTGAGGGCCTGCGCGGTCCCTGTTGGGTGACTGCGATGGAGTGAAATTTAGCCTCAAGCTAAACTTGCGTCAATAGCTCAAAGCTAAATTATTTTCGCTGGGCGACAAAGTGCCCGCCGCGTAGAAGGATCGCCGCTCAGCTTATTTTTTTGGCTGGATGGTCTTTACCGGAGATTTAGCACTGAGCTATGATTTGCTTCGACCTGTACGGATATACAGTAATCGAGGTATTGCAATGAGCAAGAAGAAAAAGGACACGACGCAGCAAGAGCGCCAGGAACTGACCGGAGTTGAGCGCCTTGGATTGCGTGTATCAGCGATGATCAATTCGCCTATGGCGCAGCTTGGGAGGAGGGTGCTGATTCACCGTCTGGATACTGACAGCGACGAAGCGTGGGATGCGGTGATGGAGTTGCTGGCCGAGACCGACGGCATTGAGATGACTTTCAACGATGACGGATCAGTGATTCTGCAATGGGAAAAGCAGAGCGAGGAGGATCAGGTGATTGAACAGTACGATGCCGAGGTTGCAGATGAGGCGGCGCCGTTCTGAAGGCACAAAAAAGCCCGCTCAATGGCGGGCTATGGGAAAAGGTAGGACGAAACTATTTGGAGAACTTGACCTCAGTAGCCAGGGCCTGCTTCGCAGCCTGATAGTCCGACTTCGCTCGATGGTCTGGCAGGCGATATGGACTCATTGATGAAATATAGGCGGACCACTTGGCGTACAGATCCTTGCTCAGCTCAAGTTGCTTGGCAGGCACCTTCGCCGCTTTCAGTCTGGTCACGGCCTCATTGCCTTGGGTGTGAGCGAACTTAACGCATTCCATGAAGGAGTTGCTGTACTCGGCCTGCAGATCTCGCAGGCCGTACCGAACTGCATCGCGCCCGAGCATGGCTTCTAGGTCGCACTGAAACGCCGGCATGTCGAGCTGGCTGGCGAAGTTGGTCGCCTCAGGCGAATCCTTATCGTAGGTGTACGGTCGCGGCTTGAAGACGTGCGGCTCATTCTTGGCAGGAGCTGCGGTGTATTCAGAGGATGGCGACTGAACAGGTGCGCAGCCGGCGAGAACGGAGGCAGAAATCAGAAAGGCAGATAGGGTGGTGCGCATAACTCTCTCCTTGAGGAAATTCCCCATCCTACCATCCAGGCCATGCACCATCATCTTGGCTGTAGCCCGCATGCATTGGTGTCTAATTGATATCATTCCTATACAATCACCGACGGCCGGTACTCGGCTAAACCAATGACGGCAAAATAAATAATGAGTGCTCGCAATGAAGATTCGGATGATGCTAGGGAGTGCCGCAATCGTGGCAATGGTGGGTCTTCAGGGGTGTGCGAGCATCCTCGGTGAGTCGAGGTACCCGGTAGCAGTTTCAAGCGCACCGGTCGGAGCTTCATTTGAGATCACTGACAAAAATGGCCAGCTTGTGCATTCGGGGAATACGCCAAGTACCGTGACGCTGAAGTCCGGGGAAAGCTACTTCTCAGGCCAAACCTATACCTTGCGCTTCAAGAAGGAAGGCTATCCAGATAAGACGATGGAGCTGGATTCAAGCGTAAGTGGCTGGTACTGGGGGAACATACTCTTTGGCGGCCTGATAGGTATGCTGATTGTTGATCCCAATACTGGCGCAATGTACAAGCTGCCTGAGTTCGTCTCCGCAGATATGGGCAAGCCAGTTGCGAGTGCGCATCCTACCGATCTGAGCATTGCATCTATCGATGCATTGACTCCCGCTCAACGTGAAATGTTGATTCCGCTCAACTGATTAATCATGTCTTTCCGGGCGGTTGAAGCAGAGCCGCCCACGCCATCACCAAGACAACAAAAAGCCCGCACTTGGCGGGCTATCTGCGAGGGAACACTGATCTTTCAGCTGGCCTGAGTGTAGTCGGATTGCCGAGGATTGCGAGACCGTTTCAGTCTTCAGGTTCAGCCGGTTCTTCAGGTTTCCACCTGGCAATCAGGTCAGCCATCAGCTCGGCAATGGTGTCGGCATTGTCTGCCAGTACTTCAAGATGCTCACTGGCTCGTTAATACGTTTCCGTAGAGCCGCGCTGATCGATCCAGGTGTTGATTTCTTCTATGGCGCAGCCGAGAGCCTCCCCAGGCTGTATTACGTCGCAGATCTTCATTCCGGCACGGAGACAGGTGTCTTCGTGCGAACAATCAGTCCCAGGTGCACTTCCTCTGCATATCCAGTAAGCCTTTCCTCGCCATCCTGAAAGATGCGGCACATTCTCAGAACGGCTTGGGCATCAGCATCATTCCCGGCCAGGCTTAGTCGCTCGGCGATCCTTAGCAGCTCAACCGCTGACCACTTCAGGTCAGATGCAAGGCCTTGGAGGTCGCGGCGTAGATCTTGGTTGGGTTTGGTGAGGGGCATGGCCAAAACCTCCGGCGCACTACTGCGCCATGATTTCCTTGTACCGTTTTTGGTACTCGTCATAGGGTAGGTTCTGGTCGGTGAGCTTCTGTAACTGAACCTTCTTGTATTCTTCTTTAGAGAGCGGCTGCTGTGCAGGCTCGGTCGTTGGAGTTGCGATTACCTGGCCAGATCCGCCCTGCGCTGGGAACGCTCCCGGGATGTGTGGCACGGTTATGACTTTGCCGTCTTTCAGCTCAAAAGAAACCACCTGGGATCCGCCAAAGGCGCTGGCATGGCTCCAGATCCACATCTGTGAGTCACCCTTGGATACGACGGAGTAAGGGCGGCCCATCAAATCCATAACCTGCTGCTCGGTCATTCCGACCTTTACCTGTCGGGCTTCATCGAAGGTGAAAGGGGTTCCTGCGCAGGCGGCCAGAAGAACTGATGCTGCGATGATTAAGCCAAATCTCATACGTTCATCCTTGTAGTAAAGATCCTGTGGGGCTCAAAGATCCCCGCTGCGCCAGACTGATGATCCGGTTGCCGTTTGACTCAAACCAGGTGCGCGTTCCACACCAGCAGCACTCTGGCCTGGATGTAGGTCTCTTCCCTGCGAATCATCCGATCCTTGTGCTTAGGGTTGTCAGAGATCATCTCAAAATGATCCTCATCAGCGATCTGCAGCCGCTTGATGTAGTCGTGACCACCCCAAGAGAAGTAGTAGATCCCATCGCCAACGAACTCTCGGATGCTCACGTCAACGATCAAGGGGTCACGATTCTTGATCGTAGGCGCCATCGACTGACCCCACCCGGTAACCAGCTTGAGGTGGTAATGCTCGGTGAATTCAACGCCGAGCTCTCGCAGGTGCTTGGGGCTTACTCGCACATCCTGCAGCATCTCTGGATAGTCGTGGGCTAGCTGCCCGTCACCCATCGAGCCGCGAACATCGTAATGAGCGATCCACACCTCATCACCAACCAAACCAGGTCGGGAAAAGTCAGCTTTGGTAACGCCGGTATCGGCAGGCTCTTCCGCTGCGGCCAGCAATCGCTGCCGGGTCTCCTCGGGTATGCCTTTCCCGCTTTTGGCGAGCATTTGCTTTACCAGATCGGCAGCCGATAGCTTGCCGTCGCCGGCTTCGGCGCGAGGCTTCCCCGCTTCATCGCCGGTTGGTATCGAGTCAAACCAGCCTCTCGGCAAGCCCTCAATTCCCTCGATTCTCCGGGCCACATCGTCGCCCAGGTTCTTCGCTGTCTTGTCGGAAAGTATCTGGCTCAGATGCGCAGGAGCCATCCCCCAGCGCTCGGCGCAGGAGCCTTTCCTCTGGCTGCCGATCAGCTTCACCAGGTTGTGTTTGCGAATTTCGTAGATATCCATGGCGACAAGAATGCCAGCGTTTAGCTTACTGCTAAATGTGCGCACAGCTAAATTATCCTTGCTCATAAATTAGCCATGAGCTAAATTTCGCTTTATGTGTAAGGAGAACCCTCATGAATGATCACCTCCGTGAATGGTTGGGTGGAGCCACAAACGAGCGCCGGCAGGAAGTAGCAGCCGCTGCCAAGACCACTGTCGGACACCTATGGCAGCTCGCAGGTGGTCATCGCAAAGCATCTGTCGAACTGGCCGAGCGCCTTCAGGACGCCTCGAGCGGTGAAATCACAATCGCCGGCCTTCGTCCCGACCTAATTTCGTTTGCCCGTAAAGCGCTCAAGGGCGCTGCCTAACCCTTTCAATAGCAAGGAGCAATACCGCATGGCATATCACGACCAAAGTCACCTGAAAGACCGGGAGATTAAGTCGCGTTACGACGAGGAAACCTACGAGGCGCTGAAGGCCGTGGCGCGACTCCACAAGCTGCAGCTGGCTGTATTCGTGCGCATGTGCGTCGAGGAGAAGCTGGAAAGCATCATCGAGAGCGATGTTACCGACAAAAGCCAGATGGCCTGAAGGCCCGGAAGGAGGCCTACGTGCCCGAAACCACGATCTGCCACGGGATCGATGGACGCCTCTACGAGAAGCTTGAGCGGTTGGCAAATAAGGCGGGCGTCTCGCCTGAACAGTACGCCGCACAGCTTGGAGCAGAGCGTTTTTTCGAGAAGACCAGGCCAAAAGGTGCCGGAAAAATCCGGAATCTACCGGTGCCAAAGCGAGGTTCGGACTCAATAGTCCCTGAAAAAGGCGGGACTGATGAAGACCTCAACTAAATCACCAAATCGCAGGCACAAAAAAACCGACGGGCAAGGTCGGCTTTTTCAACTGCATTCGTTACAACACTGTGAGGTCGATTATGCACACCCATCACAATGATGTACAGACCCTCAAATATCCCGCGCCACGAAATGCGAACTACGAAAACGTGGCGCGCACGATGTCGTCGCGTGAAATTGCAAGCGTCACGGGTAAGCGTCACGACAACGTGAAGCGCGACATCCTGGCAATGCTCAAAGACCTGAAAGCCGATGTACTCAGCTTTGAGGACATCTATCTGGACGGTCGCAACCGCGAGCAAGTCCAGTACCTTCTCGACCGCGAGCACACTGACTGCCTCCTGACCGGCTACAGCGCCGGGCTGCGCATGAAGGTGATTCGTCGCTGGCGCGAACTGGAAGGGCAGTCCGAGGCGCGCCAGGCCGTCATGGCCAATGGCACCAAAGTCATCGGCGAGATCGCCATCATGGAGTGCTTTACGCGCCTCCTGAAGCCCGCCGCGTCATGCCAGATGCAGATGCTGGCCAAGATCGCTGAGAACAACGGCCTCGATCCGAAGTTCCTGCCCAGCTATGCCGTGGACGCGCCGCCGGATGCAGCAGGCGGGGGATCGCTGCCGACCAAGGCGCTGACCTCCTTGCTGAAGGACAACGGCATCCGCATGTCGACAGCTTCCTTCAACAAGGCCCTACAGCAAGCTGGTCTGATCAAGGTCATGCAGCGCAAGAACTCCAAGCAAGAGATGGTCACCTTCTGGTCGATCACCGAAAAGGGCCTGCGCTACGGGAAGAACCTAACCAGTCCCCAATCCCCACGCGAAACACAGCCTCACTGGTATGTGGAGCGCTTCGCTGAGCTCGCCTCTCTGATCGGGAAGGCCTGACATGCAATTCACCGTGACGATCAACCAGGCAAAAGCGCTTGAGTGGGGTTTGAACTCCCAGCAGGCGCTGCTGTTCGCGTTCGTCTACGGCTGCCCAAGCTGGGCCAAAGCGCTCAAGACTGATGACGGGATCTTCTTTGCTCTGAGCAAGGCCAAGATCGTGGAAGAGCTGCCTCTGCTGACTGACAAACCTGACACGGCTTATCGGATGCTGAAAGCCCTGGAGGAGGCGGGTCTGATTGAGCTTTCCAGCACTTCAAACATCACTCTTTTCCGCCTGACCAAGAAGGCTGCCGAGTGGAACAAGAAGCAGGATGGGTCGGAAAAATATCCGACCCCACCAGATACTAAAGGTCGGAAAAAAATCCGATCTACCTCGGAAAAATCTCCGAGCAAGGTCGGAAAAAAATCCGAGCAAGGGTCGGAAAAATATCCGACAAATCAGGATACCAATAATCAGGATACCAATCAGGGTACCAATCACAGTTCGCAGGAAGGTTCGGACGAGCCGAACCAACCTGCCGGGAAAGTGGTTGCACTGATCCCTGTTGGGGGCGAAGAGCCGCGCTGCGAAATCCCGGCGGACATGCCAGGCCCGAAGGACCAGTCCTGCAAAACCTTCAAGGCCTGGGCCAACTACGCCATGGCCTACCGCAAGCGCTACCACACCTGGCCGGTTTGGAATGCGAAGGCAGGCGGGCAGATGGGCCAGCTGATTGACCGCCTGGGGATTGAGGTTGCCCATCACGTAGCCGCGTTCTACCTGCGCATCAACGACGCCAAGTTGATCAACGGCTGCCACAACCTGGGCGACCTGCTGGCCAAGGCCGAGGCCTACCACACCCAGTGGGTCACCAACCGCCAGATGAACTCCACCACTGCCCGCCAGCAGGAGCAGACCCAGGCGAATATCAATGCGGCCCAGGAAGCGGCTGACGCGATCCGCAACGGCCAAGGGGGTAAGCGCAATGCTTTCCTCTGACGAACAAGCCGAACTCGCCGTGGCCATCTGCGCCACTGCCGAGGCAATGGGGCAGGCAATCAGCGCTGGAGGCGCTCAGCTCATCGCTGAGGACCTTTCGGCCTATGAGCCTGGCGTGATCATTGGCGCACTGCGCGCGTGCCGTAGAGAGCCTGCTGGGCGCCTTTCGCTCGGCATGGTCCTCAAGCACATCCACGCGGCCGACACCCGACCCGGCAAGGATGAGGCGTGGTCGATCGCCCTGGCGGCGAGTGATGAGCACGAAACCGTGGTGCTCACCACCGAAATCCGCCAGGCCATGATCGCCTCCGAGCCAATCCTTGAAGCTGGCGACAAGGTCGGCGCCCGGATGGCGTTCATGAGCGCGTACGAGCGCCTGGTCAGCTTCGCCCGCGCCGAGGATCAGCCGGCCAAGTGGGAGGTGTCGCTGGGTTACGACGCTGGGCGCCGGGTGACGGCCATCGAATCCGCCGTCCGCGCCCAGCTCATCACCCACGACACCGGGGCCAAGTACCTGGCCGACCTGCGCATCGCTCCGATCACCGATGACGGCCAGGCCATTGCCGGCCTGCTCACCGGCGAGGTGCGCCCGCAGGCCAGCGCCAAGACCCGCGAAAAGCTTGCCGAGGTGCGCTGCATCCTCAAGGCGGCCAAGGCAAAGAAAGACCGCGAGCGCGCCAAGGAAGATCAGCGCCGCCGCATCGAAACCTACCTGCGCAAGCGGCAGACACGCGCCGCAGTCGCTCAGTTGAACATCAAGCGCGCCGGGCAGCCGGCCGGGGAGGGGGTGTGATGGCAGACGCAATCATGATCTACGGGTGGATTCACACCACCTTCTTCGGTTTTTTGGTCGGCCTAGCGGCTGAAAACGCAAAGGGCTGGCAGCACTACCTGTTCCTGTGGGTTCTGTCACTTGGATGGCCCGTCATTGTTGCCTGGAAACTGCTATGCAAGCGCAAGGAGAAGCACTGATGGACACCAACAAGATTACTGCGCTCAAAGCGCGCGACATTGCCCGCGCCAAAGACCCAGCTTTCGCCGTGGATACCATCCTGGCCGGTGTCGCCAAGGCCGCCGAGGCTGGCAAGTATGAATACACGATTCGCGACTACGGGTTCGGCACCAGCTGCTACTGCAACGAGAAGGACTACCCGGAGCTGTGCAAGGCAATCCTCAAGGAACTGCGTGGGCTGGGCTATCGCTGCACCGTGCGGGCCGTAGAGCGCCAGTTCGTGGATATGTGGCTTGAGGTTCGCTGGGATGAGGTGGCGCCATGACCATCGACAAAGCACAACTCAAGGCGCTGGCCGAGGCTGCAACACCCGGCCCTTGGCATGCAGAAAACGATCGGCACGAAGGCTCTATCAACGCGGATTATCGTCACATTGGGATGGTGAGCATGTTCTGCCGGGTTCGCGAAGACGTAGAGCGCAACTTTGCAAACCAGCGCTTCATCGCCGCCGCAAACCCCGCCACTACCCTGGCACTGCTTGCAGAGATAGAGCGTCTTGAGCTGATAGGCCGCATCTCCTGCAACTTTGACGGCTACAAAGCTGTGCTGGACGAGCTCGACCAACTCAAGGCCGAGAAGAGTCTTGCTGAGGAAGCACGAGACCTCTATGCCGCCGACAAGAAGAGCCTGGCATTTGCGCTGAATGATGCGAGGGCAGAGGCTGAAGCGCTGCGCAAGGCGCTTGCTGACTGCGCCGTCTCGCTCAAAGGCGAGATGCTCCAGAAATTTGGTGATCGGCAGCCCGAGGAAATGCATCCAGTCACTCGCCGAGAATACGACCGCGATATGGCCGAGGTGGCCGGATTCCAGGCCATGGTCAAGGAGGCATCCCATGGCTGACCGTATCAGCGTCAACAGCACCACCAAGCTCTCTGAGGCGGTGTCCAAGCCTCGCCACTTCTGGTCATCCGGCCCATCTCGCGTGCGAGAGGTGTGCCGATTGGCCTACCTCTTCGCTACAGAGCTTTCCGTGGCAGGGGCCATCGAGATAATCGTCCGGCCGGTCAAGTCCCGACGCACCCTTGAGCAGAACGCGAAGCTCTGGGCCATGTTGGCCGACATCTCCCGTCAGGTGGAATGGCCCGTCAACGGCGTAATGCAGAAGCTCGATAGTGAGGACTGGAAGGCGCTCATGACCGCTGCGGCCCGCCAGGAGGTGCGCATGGCATCTGGCATCAACGGTGGCGTCGTGATGCTGGGTGTTAGCACCCGGCGGATGACCGTGGCCGAGCTGGGTGACGTCATCGAGTGCATGTATGTGTTCGGTTCTGAGCGCGGCGTGCGCTGGAGCGAGCCCAAAGGAGAGATGCCAGAGCAGTGGGAGGCGGCGGCATGAGCGAGATTTGGATTGAGAGCAAAACCTTGGCAGGGCGCTACATGGTGTCCTCGCTAGGACGAATTAAACGGATGGCTCATGTTTCCACCACCCTCTCCGGCATCACCAAGAGCTATCCAGAGCGCTTGATTCAGCGTGCCAAGTCCAAGGACTACCCGAGGATCATTCTCAAAGTTGACGGCAAGGCAAAGGCATACCTGGTTCATCGCCTTGTTGCCGAGATGTTCGTGCCAAACCCGAATGACTTGCCGTGCATCAATCACAAGGATGGCGACAAGAGCAATCCGCATCCTGAAAACCTCGAATGGTGCACCCATCAGGAGAACATGGCGCATGCAGCAGCCACAGGCCTTAGCGACTGCGCTGTGCCAGTTCAGTCAGCAAAGCACGGGCTGGGCATGTGGTTCCCCTCGCTGGAGTCGGCGGTGCGCCATACCGGCGTGAGCAAGCCGTGCATTTGTGCGGCGGCGAAGAAGAGACAGAAGACTGCGGGCGGCATGGTGTGGGACTACGCCGCGTCAGGCATGTTCTTCGGTGATCTGCTGGGGGAGGAGGCCGCGTGAGGACAGCTCTCAAGGAAGTGAAGCAGAAGACCTGCAAGGCCTGCGGCTCTAAGTTCCGCCCATCGCTATCGACGCAGAAGGCGTGCAGCGTGAAGTGCGCCCTGGAGCTTGCGCCGGTGAACCAGGACAAAGCCCGCAAGGCCATCGCCCAGCGCGAGCGCCGTGAGATCAAGGTGCGGAAGGAGAGGGTGAAGTCTCGTGCCGACCATGTGCGCGAGACACAGGCCGTATTCAACGAGTGGATTCGCTTGCGTGATGCCGCGCTGCCGTGTGTGAGCTGCGGTCGTCACCACGAAGGCCAGTACCACGCTGGCCACTACCGAACCGTAGGGGCAAACCCAGAGCTGCGCTTCGAGCCGCTGAACGTCTGGAAGCAGTGCGCACCCTGCAATAACCACAAGTCTGGCGACATCGTGAACTACCGGATTGAGCTGGTGAGGCGGATCGGCGCCGACCGAGTCGAGTGGTTAGAAGGCCCTCATGAGGCCCAGCGCTACACCATCGAAGACCTGAAGGCCATCAAGGCCGAGTACCGGGCAAAGATCAAGGAACTGAAGGAGCAGGCAGTATGCAACTGAACAGCGCACGCCAAGCCTGGCACGACTGCACCTATACCGCCTGGGACAGCCAGGGCGCATTCATCGAACAACTGGGTTTGCTGGGAGCGATGGTGCAAACCACTGACAAGCAGCGCAGTGCGAGTCATGCAGTTCACCAGGCGCTCGCCGGGAGGGTGCAGTCTGCGATCGGCAAGCTGCATGGTCAGGTCCGCGCCTTCGGCGACTTCATGTACAGCCCGCGGATGGATGACGACACCCGCGAGACTGCCGAGGAGGTTATCTTTAACCTGGTGCAGAGCAAGTCACCGCGCATGACCGCCGCCAAGCGCGAAAAGCTCGAGTACGTGGTGAAGGGGGTTATGACCCGGTACCGCTACATGCACCAGGGCGGGCAATCGGCCAACGCTGACCCGCTGGAGTCGCCGGAGAGCTTTCGTGCCTGGCTGAATGCCCACTACGGGATCAAGCTGGAATCGGTCCGTTGGGAGCGTGAGTGGGGCGGATATGTACGTCTGGTCTTCGACTGCTGCGAGGACGTAGACAAGATGGCGCTCGGGCCGGTGGCGGCTGTAATTTACGAAATGAAGGAGGCCGCTTGAGGGCCTATTGCGTTCCCGCTCGGCTGATGGCATGATTTCGCCATCGTGATAATTTCGCCTTTGGCGAAGATCACAAAAAGAACCCGGCCGCCGCGCCGGGTTTTTTATTGCCTGCAGAAAAGTTCACTGCAGCCAGGGCAGCCTCCGGGAAGGCCTGGACACTGATTAGCCGGTAGTGCAGTGCTACGGAAAAACACCGGCAGCCCGCGCACCCTGACCTCATATGCTTCTAGGGTGGCGCGAGATCGTATCGACGAGACTGGTGCAATGGGGTGCCAGCGCTGGGATGGTCTTCGGCGGACAGGTGGGGAAAGACCCACACAAGCGGGCAAGCAGAAGGTTTGCCGCCAGCCTTCCAAGCTGAGCAGAGAAGGGTTCGATTCCCTCTGTCCGCTCCAAACATTGGCAAGTAGCACAGCGGTAGTGCTCCCGGCTGTTAACCGGGCGGTCGTAGGTTCGAATCCTGCCTTGCCAGCCAAATTGTCCTGAAGCATTGGCGGTTGATGCGGTCGACTCATAATCGACTGAAGGGGGTTCAACTCCCCACGGGACAACCATGCATGGCGCGTCGAGCGTCTGCGCCTGCCGCAATGGGCGAGCACGTATGTGCGGCCTTGCGGAGGCAAAAAGACTCGACCGAACTGGGGGAGGAGCCCGGTGCCAAAGGAATGTGGCGCTCATAGGTGGGCAAGCGGTCTTGAAAACCGTGCTACTGGTAGCGGTAAGGGTTCGACTCCTTCACTTTCCGCCAAACTCGCCGTCATAGCTCAGTTGGTAGAGCGTCCGCCTTGTAAGCGGAGGGTCCAGGGTTCGAGTCCTTGTGTCGGCACCAATTCGTTATGTGCTGCTCCGCACGCTTGCCCGGTCCCTCAATAGGGTCCCGCCGGGCCTTTTATTCCAAGGACACCCCTATGGCCGAACCAACAAGCGCCGCTGCCAGCGTAGTGCTGGGCAAGTACGGGTTGGTGATGGCTGCATTCATCGGCTCGATCCTCTCACTGGGATTCCTGAAGGACCTAACCCGGTTCCAGGCCGCCACTGCGGTCGCCACCGGATTCGGCTTCTCGGTCTACCTGACCCAGCCCGTCACCGCCTGGCTTGCCCCAAAGCTTGAGCTTGCGGTCACCGATGATCTGCTGTGCGGGGTTGCCTTCGTGCTTGGCCTCACAGCCATGAACATCATCCCCGCGATCAAGGCTGCCATGGGGTCGTTCGTCACGGCGCGAGGTGCCTGATATGAACAACATCCTGGTTTCAGCGATGACGGCTCTGGACGTGTTCCTGTGCGTCATGGTCGTGCTCGCTGCATGCGACTACCTACGCAAGGTCCGCCCCGTGGATCAGCCGCTGCTGAGTGTCGCCTTCTACCTGGTGGCCATTGGCGGGTTCGGTGCATTCGTCACCGCTCTGCAAGGCCACTGGGTCAATCCATTTGGCGTGGTGCTTCACGCTGGGGTGGTGGCCTATGCCTGGGCAAGGCGCGGCCACGTCTTCAGCTGATCCGCGCCACAAATTCGACATGCGCCGTTTTGTGGCGCGACCACCAGAGGATCCACCATGGACAACCAGCACAAGAAAATCACCGGCTACCGCGACCTCACCCAAAGCGAGATCGACGGCATGAACTCGATCAAGGCCTTGGAGGCCGATGCTGGCGAGCTGTTCAAGCAGATCGGCCAGATCGAAGGCGTGGATCAGCGCACCTTGGCCCTGGCCAAGACCAACCTGCAGCAGGGCTTCATGTGGTTTGTGCGCTCGATCGCCAAGCCGGCTGACCCGTTCGCCTGACTCACCTCTCGCCACACTCAGTCTGTGCGCAGACCGGAGATATCCAATGAAGACCGAATACCAAGTTCGCCCAGTTACTCGATACATCGTTACCCGCTATGCCCTTGACGGCGCAAGCGAGGGCGGCGCCCAAGGCGCCTCATCCGTAGCGGTGGGGGAGTTCGATAACGGCCAACAGGCAGATCTGGTGGCTGATGCTCTGGTCGCCAAGGATCAGGCTGATGGGATCGAGTCCAACCGAACCTGTCACGGGCTGAGTCTGGGCGAGGTTATCTCTGGTCGACGTATTGGGGTCTGACCTATGCCTGCGCCATCCAGCTTCCATCGCCACGCTGACGGACGCGGCCCGCGCCGGGTATTCGTCAACGGTCACAAGGTCGAGAACGTTCTCTGGTGCGATACCGCTGCCGGAGTGTGCGTTTATGCGCCTCGGCCGGTAAAGGTCAAGCGCCCGGGTCGGGAAGAGATCTACACCCGCCAGCTACGCGGGATCGTCACTGTGGAGGCTGCATGACCACCATCGCCTACAAGGATGGCGTGATCGCCTATGACTCCCGCCAGACCCGCAGCGGCTCCATCGTTTCCGATGACTGCCAAAAGCTCACCGTCGTGGATGGCGTCAGCTTCTTCCTGTCTGGTGCCGTGTGCGACGAGAAGGCCCTGATTGCGGCCTACTTCGGTACGCCTTCGCATGTTCCGGTTGAGTGCTCGGGCTATGTGGTGGATGGCGGCAGGCTGCAGATGGTCGGCCATGACGACAAGACTGGCGTATGGCGGCAGGATCTCGACCCGGCCAATCCCGACGCCATCGGCAGCGGCTCGGCCTATGCCCTGGCAGCAATGGACATGGGCGCAAGTGCCGAAGAAGCGGTGCGCGCCGCGATGAAGCGTGACATCTACACCGGCGGGAAGGTTCGGACTATGAGGATTGACCAGCATGGAAAGGCCAGTTCCTCCGGCTGATCTCCTTGATCTGACCGAGCTTTCTATGCTCGGTACCCGGATTCAGCCGGCCCCCGAGGTTGGCGAATGGGTTCAGGCTGCGATCCTCAGTGAGGGTGGCGAGCTGCACAACCCTGACCATGCCCACCTGATCGACGCGCCGCTTCGCTTCCTGTGGGCTTCAGCCTGCTTCGAGAAACAAGGTCGGACGGTAGTTGGCCAGGCCGAGGCGGTGATGTTCCGCGCCGGCGGATGGCAGAAGGCCCGACAAGAGCAACAGATGATCGATTGGTTCGGTGAGGTGCCGGGCTTCGTTATCACCCTGGCTGCTGATTACTGCTCCCAGTGCTCCGACACCGAGTTCTGCGCCTTGGTTGAGCATGAGCTCTACCACATCGCTCAGGCGACCGATCAGTACGGCGCACCCAAGTTCACCCAGGAAGGTCTCCCCAAGCTACAGATGCGCGGACACGACGTTGAAGAGTTCGTGGGTGTGGTTCGCCGCTATGGAGCAGGAGAAGACGTACAGCAGCTGATCGAAGCTGCAAGCCGGCCGCCTGAGGTGGCCAAGATCAACATTTCGAGGGCCTGCGGAACCTGTCTGCTCAAGTCTGCCTGACCTTTGACAGACCTAAGACGGAATTGAACCTATGGCGGCCCTGAGCAACGAGGTGAAAGCCTTTATCGTTCAGGCCCTGGCCTGTTTCGATACCCCCGCACAGGTGGCGGCCTCTGTCCGAGAAGAATTCGGCATCGAGGTGAGCCGCCAGCAGTGCGAATCGCATGACCCGACCAAGAGCGCAGGTCGAGATCTGGCAAAGCGCTGGCGGACCCTGTTCGACGACACGCGCAAGCGGTTCCGTGAAGAGACATCCGAGATCCCTATCGCCAACCGGGCATTCCGGCTCCGTGCGCTGGGAAGGATGGCCGAGAAAGCCGAGTCCATGAAGAACATGGCGCTGACTGCCCAGCTATTGGAGCAGGCGGCCAAGGAAGTAGGCGACGTCTATGTGAATCGCCAGACCAAGAACGAGAATCCCCACGACAACGTGCCGCCCACGCGGGTGCAGGTAGACGTAGTGGATGCGAGGAAGCCTGATGCCGTCGTTGAACGTTCCCCAGGCTAATTTCCTCCGGATGGAGAACAAGTTCCGCGGTTTCGTTGCTGGGTTTGGCTCGGGCAAGACCTGGGTAGGCTGTGCCGCGCTATGCAAGCACGTGTGGGAATGGCCCCGGATCGACTCCGGCTACTTCGCCCCGACTTACCCGCAAATCCGCGACATCTTCTTCCCGACCATTGAGGAGGTCGCTTTCGACTGGGGCCTGAAGGTCAAGACGAAGGAGAGCGACAAGGAGGTCGAGTTCTACAGTGGCGGCCAGTACCGCAGCACGACGATCTGCCGCTCGATGGAGAAGCCCCAGACCATTGTTGGCTTCAAGATCGGGCATGCCCTGGTCGACGAGCTCGATGTTCTGCCCGCGCTGAAGGCTGAGCACGCCTGGCGCAAGATCATTGCCCGGATGCGTTATAACGTGCCTGGGCTGAAGAACGGCGTGGACGTGACCACGACCCCTGAGGGGTTCAAGTTCGTCTACCAGCAGTTCGTGAAGCAACTGCGCGAGAAGCCAGCCCTGCAGGGCATGTATGGCCTGGTGCAGGCCAGCACCTTCGACAACGAGCTGAACCTGCCGCCGGATTACATCCCATCGCTGATGGAGTCGTACCCGGCGCAACTGATCCTGGCCTACCTGAACGGCCAGTTCGTCAACCTCAACGCGGGGTCGATCTACCACGCCTACGACCGGAAGCTGAACTCCTGCTTCGACACCGTAGAGCCTGGAGAGCCTCTGTTCATTGGCATGGACTTCAACGTCGGCAAGATGGCTGCGATCACACATGTGAAGCGGCCAGACGGCAAGCCAAGGGCGGTGGATGAGCTGATCGACGGCTTCGATACCCCGGACATGATCCGGCGCATCAAAGAGCGCTACTGGCGACACAGCGGCCGGGACTACGAAAAGACCTGCGAGATCAGGATCTACCCGGACGCCTCGGGCGGGTCGCGGAAGTCAGTGAATGCCAGTGAAACGGACATCGCCATCCTGCGCCAGGCAGGCTTCAGTGTCATCGCTCCCGACGCCAACCCGCCGGTGAAAGACCGCATCAACGCCATGAACGCGATGTTCTGCAACGCGAATGGCGAACGCCGCTACCTGATTAACCCGCTGCGCTGCCCGACCTATGCAGACGGCCTGGAGCAGCAGGTGTGGGCGCCCAATGGTGAGCCAGATAAGAAATCAGGCGTCGACCACGCGAACGACGCCGGCGGCTACTTCATCCATCACGACTATCCGATTGAGCGACCGGTCTTCACGACCCAGCCTTTGAGAATGTGAACATGAGCGATAACCCGAGCTTCACCCTGCCAGCTGTCGACGAGATGCGCCGATACTGGGCGGTGATCTCTCCGCTCATGGGCGGGACCATGGCCATGCGCGCTGCTGGCCAGGCGCTGCTGCCGAAATACCCAGCAGAAGACGATGAGATCTACAAGTCTCGCCTTGCCCAGTCCACCTTGCTGCCCGCGTACTCTGAGACGGTCGGCAACATGACCTCTCGGGTGTTTGCGGAGCCGCTGCAGCTGGGCGACGACGTTCCGGCCGAGATTGCGGAGATGGCAACGGACATCGACCTGGCCGGAAACGACCTGAACAACTGGTCGGTGGAGTTCTTCCGGAATGGCTTGAGCCACGGCCTGTGCCACGCGTTCGTTGATCATCCAGCCTCTGAAGCCGGCCGCACCATGGCGGAAGAGAAAGCCGCGGGCGTCCGCCCATATGCTGTCATGGTCAAGCCTGAGCAGGTTCTCGGGTGGAAGGCAAAGGGCGGCGTGCTGACCCACATTCGCTACATTGAGGCGATCGAGGAAGAGGATGGCGAGTTCGGCGTTGATGTCGTCTTGCAGATCCGCGTACTTGAGCCAGGCTTGTGGAGAATCTACCGAGCCCCAAGCAAGGGTGGCACCTGGGCAGTTCATGACGAGGGTGTCACCAGCCTGACGTACATCCCATGGGTGACGTTCTACACCGGTCGCACCGGTTTCATGACTGCCAAGCCACCGCTGCTTGAGCTGGCCCACCTGAACGTGAAGCACTGGCAGAGCCAGAGCGACCAGGACAACATCCTGCATGTCATTCGCGTGCCGATTCTGGTGCGTATCGGCATTCAGGCCCAGTACGACAATCAGGGCAAGGTCATCCCGCCAGAGTTCAAGGTTGGCACCGGCTCACTTACCGATCTGCCGAAGGATGGCGACCTCAAGTATGTGGAGCACACGGGCAAGGCTGTAGAGGCCGGGCGCACCGCGCTACAGGACTTGCTGGATGAGATGCGGATGGCAGGTGCCAAGCTGCTGACCCCGGACAAGTCTGCGACCAAGACCGCGACACAGGCCGAGGAAGAGGCTGCTCAGGAGCTTTCGCCGCTGGCCCGCATGGCTCACCAGTTCGGTGATTGCCTGGGGCAACTGCTCCAGTTCATGGCTGATTACCGTGGCCAGGGTGATGGCGGCACCGTCGAGATGCACGGCAACTTCGACGTTGACTACATGCCTGAGGTTTCGCTTCCGACTCTGGTGTCCATGGCCAACGCCGGCATGCTTTCGAAAGAGACGCTGTTCGCTGAGATGCAGCGCCGCGGCGTGATCAGCGACGAATACGACTGGGAGAAAGAGCTGGCCAAGATTGAATCCCAAGGCCCAGCCCTCGGGGCGATCTGATGAAAACAGCAAACCAGCAGCTGATTGACGAGCTGATTGGGCATGAGGTCGACCTGTCCAGGTTGAGCAATGCCCAAGTCGTCGCGGTCATCAAGATCCTGAACGGTAACGACACTGAGCTGCGTGCCGCGTTGGTGGCTGCTATCGAGGCGCTGGGTACAGACCTGAGTGCTTCGGCCGTGGATGCCGCGCTGTTCCGGGTCAACCAGCTGAACAGCGACACCTTCGCCCAGGTTCGCCAGGCTATGACTACGCTGACTGATGGCGTGGCCACCTACGAGATCGCGTTCCAGCTGAACCTGTTCGAATCGATCGTGCCAGCCCTGGTGCAGGCCAAGTTCCCGATCCAGGTTGCACAGTTCAGCCAGGTGAGGGCGCAGGCCGCAGCCAGGCCGTTCCAGGGGCGATTGCTTTCCGAATGGATGGACGGCATCGAGTCGGACCGAAAGGCGCTCATACGCAACGCTGTGCGCGCTGGCGTGGTAAACGGACAGACCACAGCTGAGATCGTGCGAACGATCATGGGCACCCGGGCCGAGAAGTACGCGGACGGCCTCTTGCAGCGCCCGCGCCGGGAAGTGGAGTCGGTAGTAAGGTCCGCTGTGTCGCACACCGCAGAGACTGCCAGCGACAAGGCATTCGAGGCCAATAGCGACATCATCAGCCATGTTGAGTGGCTGAGCACGCTGGACAATCGGACATCGACAACCTGCCGAATCCGAGACCGCTTGCCGTACACGCTGGGCTCCTACCGGCCCATTGGGCACAAGGTGCCTTGGCTGGCAGGGCCTGGGCGGATCCACTTCTGCTGCCGCTCGACCAAGCTGCCGATCCTCAAGAGCGCCTTGGCGCTGGGGATCAGCGACGCTGCTACCCGGGCGAGCATGGATGGCCAGGTACCGCAGCAGACCACCTACGCGGAATGGCTTGCCCGCCAGCCTGCCGCGCGCCAAGACGAGATTCTCGGGCCGGAGCGCGGGAAGCTGCTGCGGCAGGACAAGCTAAAGCTGCAGGACTTCTACAACGACCGTGGAAAATTTTTGTCTTTGGAAGAGCTGAGGGCGAGGCTGCTGTAGGCGGGGTATAATGAGCGAGCCGGCAAGTGCTACCAACACAAGCCGGCTCTAACCAATACCTGATCAAGAGAGGATCAAGGCGAATGGCTGAAGGTATTCTACGGGACCATACGGTTTATGGTCTACGCGACTCCAGAGATGGAGAGATCAGATACGTTGGGCAAACCTCTACCTCATTGAGGAAAAGGCTTCGCTGTCATTTAAGCGAGGCCAGACTAGGGGCGGACCCCAAAAGCCAGTGGATACGATCCGTGCTCGCAGAAGGCGGGTCGGTTGAGATTTTTCCCCTAGTTGAGAGGGCGGAAAAGGACGTTGATGAAGTCAATCAGATCATGCTTCACGAGGCAGCTGGTCGAGATCTTTTGAACCTCACCGGCGGCGGTTCTGGGCTGATGAATTGCCGGGAGTCAACGCGACTCAAGATCGCAGAGGCTACTGTCCTGAGGTTCAGCGATCCGGCGGAGCGAGAGAAAACGTCAGTCTCAACAAAGGCCGGGATGGCAAAACAAGGGGTTGTTGAGGCTCTATCAACTGCCGGAAAAGTGAGATGGTCAGACCCTGAGGAAAGGGCCAGGCAGTCTGCTAGAACGAAGGCAGTGTATTCAGACCCCGCTATGAGAGCTGCCCAGTCCGCAAGGCGAGCAAAGATGACTGATGCACAAGTGATCGAAGCCAGGACGATGCGCAAGAACGGAGCAAGCCTGGCGGAATTGTGCAAGCGTTTTGGATTGGCAATCGGTCCGATGAGCATGCTGTGCAACGGGAAAACATTTAAGCATCTGCCGATTCCGTAACGGAACCCTCGAATACAAATCAGCCTCGCTATATGCGGGGCTTTTTCGTTCCTGACACTCGATGAGCTCCGGGAGCGCCTGTTGTAGCCCGCGCCACAAAACACCAAAGCGCCATTTCGTGGCGCGCAATTGCAAAGCCTCGCCCAGTGCGGGGCTTTTTCATGCCTGCGGTTCGGATGGACGGGGCGACCTGGGGCCGGATGGCTCACCAACAGGCCGGATGGCCAAGAGAGACGAGATGAAACTCAAAACCGTTGAAGTGGATGGCAAGCAGTACGCCGAGATCCAGGATGGCAAGCCGGTGTACGTCGAGGACGACGGCAAAGAGGTCGCCTTCGACGCTGTAGGCACCCGCAACACCATCACCCGGCTGAACGCCGAGGCCAAGTCCCACCGTGAGCGTGCCGACGGCTTCGAGAAGACCGCGAAGGCCTTCGAAGGCATCGAGGATGCCGCTGCGGCACGCAAAGCCCTGGAGATCGTCGCCAACCTCGACGCCAAGAAGCTGGTGGATGCCGGCGAGATCGAGAAGGTGAAGGGCGAAATCAGCAAAGCCTTCCAGACTCAGCTGGACGAAGCCAACACCAAGGCACAGACCTTCGAGCAGCAGCTGTATGCCGAGAAGATCGGCGGCAGCTTCGCACGCTCCCAGTTCATCGCCGAGAAGATGGCTGTTCCTGCTGACATGGTTCAAGCCGCGTTCGGAAGCAACTTCAAGATCGAGGAAGGCAAGGTCGTCGCTTATGACGCCCAAGGCCAGAAGGTCTTCAGTCGCTCCCGCCCGGGCGAACTGGCCGACTTCAACGAAGCGCTCGAAACCCTCGTCTCGCAGTACCCGCACCGCGATCACATCCTCAAGGGCACTGGTGCTCAAGGCACAGGCGCCCACACGACCAATGGTCAAAAGCCCCAAACCAAGGGAAGCCTCGGCGGTGACAAGGCAGCACGCCTGGAAGCCATCAAGGCCATGACTGCAGACGCTTAAGGAGCCAACATGGCACTTTCGAACATGAAGGTATTCAACGAATACCTCAAGCAAACCACCATCGAGACCCTGCAGCAGGACGTTGAGAAGTTCAACGCCGCGTCTGCCGGCTCGATCCGTCTTACCACCCAAGGTATCGACGGTGACTTCCTGCAAGAATCGTTCTGGGCTGGCCTGCATAGCGCTCAGCGCCGTGTTGACCGCTATGCCGCGAACGGCGCCCAGTCCTCGACCCCGCTGGCTCAGAAGCAGTATGACGCGGTGAAGATCGCCGGCGGCTTCGGCCCGATCATCTGGGAGCCCGCGCAGTTGTCTTGGGTTCAGAAGAACCCGGAGGAAGCGCTGGAGGTCATCAGCCGCAACCTGTCCGAGTCGATCATGTCGGACCAGCTGAACACCGCCATCGCAGCCCTGGTCGCGGCCATCGGTAACCAGTCGGCAGCGGTGAACGACGTATCTGCCACCGCCGGCATCACCTACGTTGGCATCAACAACGCCCACGCTCTGTTCGGTGACGCATCCCAGCGCCTGGTGGCTCAGGTCATGACCGGTGCCATGTATCACAAGCTGATGGGGCAGAACCTGGCCAACGCTGAGCGCCTGTTCACCTTCTCGGGCGTCCAGGTGGTCGACATCCTCGGCAAGGCGGTCATCGTCACTGACGCTGCTGCGCTGTACGAGGCTGGCACCCCGAACAAGGAGAAGGTGCTGAGCCTGGCCGATGGCGCAGCGGTGGTGATGGACGGCTCCGACCTGATCACCAACATCGAGACCTCCAACGGCAAGGAGCGTATCGAGACCACCATGCAGGCCGACTACACCTTCGGCCTGGGCCTCAAGGGCTTTACGTGGGATGTGGCAAATGGCGGCAAGTCGCCGACCAACGCCGAGTTGTCGACCGGCACTAACTGGGACCTGGTGGCTAACAGCATCAAGGCCTCGGCTGGCGTGATCACTATCGGTGACGCCACCAAGTAATCGGTACTGCGCCCTTTGGGGCGCATTCCCCAGGAGATCGTCATGAGCGAGAAAGTGATTTACGAGAAGCACCCGGTCAGCCCCGAGCGCAAGGCCGAACTGCGCCAGAAGGGCTACAAGATCATCGACGCCCGGTTCGCGCCGGATGGCTATGAGCATCCCGAGCCGACCAAGGAGGCCAAAGGCTCCAAGGCTGGCAAAGCGACCGCCGAGAAAAAGGCCGCAGAAGAAGCCGAGCTGAAGGCAAAGCTGCAGGCCGCCCTGACCGAAAAGGGTGTGCAGTTCAGCCCTGACGCCGGCCTGGAAGACCTGCAAAAGCTGCTGGATGAGGCCAAGTAATGACCACCTACATCACCGTCGAGCAGGTAGACGCCCTGCTTGGGGCAGGCTGGGCGCCCACCGACCAGAAGGCCCGGGCGGTGCTGATGGCCAACACCTGGCTCACCAATCTGAGCCTGCCTGAGTTCGATCCGATCCCGGAAGACGTGGTTCAGGCTGGCGCGGAGATCGCCAAGGAGGCTGCGGCTGGCAAAATCTACGGCAGCAAGGAAACCGGAGTGCTCAGCAAGTCGGTCAACGCTGACGGGGTGTCCAGCAGCAAAACCTACTCGGAATCATCCCGCGCCATCAGCGCTGGCGAGTCGTTCGCGCTGGCGCTGCTGGCGCATTACCTGAACAGCAGCGGCCAGACAAAAATCGTGAGGGGCTGACATGGGACTTCGCGACGAGTTACAGGCCGACCTGGCCGAGGCCTTTGATACGGACTTGGCTGATGCGGTCGTGGACTTCACGGGCGAATACATGGGGCCTGGTGTAGTCGATCCAGTCACCGAGGAGAACACCGCACAGCCGGTTCTCTACTCAGGCCGTGGCGTGCTCTCGCGCTACGAAGACAGACGGATCGACAACATCAACATCCTTGTTGGCGACCTGCGCCTGACCACGCTGGCCAACGAGGTCACGGATATCCCCGATGTCGGGCATACGATCACCGCTCCTGACCTCATGGATCGGACACAGCAGGTGGTCTACCTGGTGAAGACTGTTCGCGCCGACCCGGCATCGGCCACTTACCGACTGCAATTGAGGAAGTAGCCATGGCCAAGAGCAGGGGATGGAGCACGCCGCCCAACCTGTTCGCTGGTGTGGTCGAGGAGCAGCTTGCCCTCAGGGTCAGGACGATCTCCGCCGAGGTGCTCCAGCTCATCCTGTTGGCGTCACCGGTCGATACCGGGCGTTTCCGAGGCAACAACATCGTGAGCATAGGAGCGCCTGTCTACACAGCTTCAGCCGAGGCCGATCCCAAGAGTGACGAAACCTTTGCCCGAGGCTTGTCAGTCATGACTGGCCTGGAGCCTTACACGCAAGTGTTCATCCAAAACAACCTTGTGTATGCCGTCCCGCTTGAAGATGGCCATTCGAAGCAGGCTCCCGCCGGTATCTACGGCGTTTCCTTCAACAGCGTCGCGCAGAAGTACAGCTCATGACCTTTGAACAGATCCGCAGCATTGTCATCACGCGCATGACGCAGTGGACCGGAATACCCGCTGCAAACGTCGACTACCCGAACAACTCGCAGCCATTCGATCCGGCAGGTAAAGCCATCTGGGCGAGGCTGAGTGATATCCCGGGCCTTTCCTCGGCCCCTGAGGTTGGCATTGGCCCATGCATGCGCCGCACTGGGTTGATCGTGATTCAGCTGTTCGTGCCGACCTACAAAGGCACGCTGGCAATCACGCGGGCAGCAGACACTCTGGTCCAGCACTTCCAGTTCTACAGCGACCCTTCCGGCCCGTTCGACTGCTTCGCGGTTTCGGCCAACGTCATCGGCGACGACGGCAACGGCTGGTACCAGGTCAACTTGCAGATCCCTTACCGGGCCTACTGAGTCCCGACCATCCACCGCCACATGGCGGTTTTTTTACGCCTATTGATAGGAGAAACACCCCATGTCCAGTGGTGCCAAGGTCTCTACCGCGTGGAAGCGCGAAATTACACCCGGAATCACCCCGCCAGGCGACTGGAATGTGCTGACCCGCGTCAGCTTCGGCCTTGTGCCGACGTACAACACTGAAGGGAACAACGAAATCGGCGCAGACCGCATGGCCCAGGGCACTGCCCAGACCACCGTGGATGTTGGTGGTGATATCGAAACCAAGCTCCGCTACGGCGCGCTGGACGAGTTCATGGCTTCCTGCTTCGGTAAGGACTGGGTCGGCAACGTGCTGACCATGGGTAACGACCGCATTTCGTTCTCCATCGGCTCCTACGCCAGCGACATCGGTGTTGCCGCTATCGCCCGTGGCGCCCAAGTCGCGACCATGAATTTCGAGGTACCAAACGACAACGAAATCACGGTCACCACTACCTTTGCGGCCATCGCCTGGGATGACAAGGCTGACAACACGTCGTTCATCCTCAACCCGATTGCCGAGGCCCACCAGCGCCGCTATGGCTTCAAGGACGTCACCGGCCTGAAGATCAACGGCGTTCAGCTGGGCGAGGACAATGCCTGCGTTGACAGCTTCAGCCTGCAGTTCGACAACGCAGTCCAGACCCAGCGTTGCATCGGTAACGGCAACCCGTTCCCGGGCAACATCATCCCGACCACGTTCACCCCGTCGGGCAGCATCACCCTGAGCTGGTCGAAAACCGCCTACCAGTACTGGAAGGCCCAGCAGACCGGCGACGCACTGAGTTTTGAGTTCACCCTGAACAATGGCGACGGTGGCTACACCTTCTTCATTCCTGAGATGGAAGTGAGCGGCGACTGGCCGGACGGCGGGTCGACCGACATCATTCAGGTGGAACTGAGCTACACCGGCCGCCGCGTGCCGCCAACCATCACCCGTCTGCCTGCGCCCATCACTATTGCTGCAGCAACAGTCACCCCGGCGACCGCCAGCGTTGCAGTAGGCGAGACCGTGGACCTCGAGGCCGTGGTGACCCCGGTCGGCGCCAGCCAGTTGGTTACCTGGACCAGCTCAGACGAAACCAAGGCGAGCGTCAGCGCCACTGGCCTGGTCACCGGCATTGCAGCCGGTACCGCCACCATCACTGCGACCAGTGCAGCAGACGGCACTAAGACCGATACCGCTGTAATCACTGTTACCGCTTAACCCTTTGCCCGGCGTGCCCTGCGGTGTGCGTCGGGCCTTTTACCGCAGAGGAATACCATGGGCATCACGATTGCGAACAAGCCAGAGCTCGACATCAACGGTACTCGTTGGGTGGAAATCGCACCTGGCGCGAAGATCCTGGTCGGCTCGACAGCGAGCCCTTTGTACAAGTCGAACTACGCACTGATTCAGCGGCACCTGGCATCCATCGACATGCAAACCCGTGTCGGCACCAAAGACTTCAGCATCGCTGATGCCGCCCCAGTTGTGTTTGAGCAGGAAGACGAAATGCTCGTCGATCTTGTCTCTACGCACCTGATCAAGGCCTGGGAAGGAATCGACGAGGTAGATAATCCTGGTGTTCCTGCCCCTTACTCGCCCGCGCTCTGCAAGGCGTTGATCCGGCAAATGCCTAATGTGTATTTCCTGGCCATCAAGACTGGCAGTGACATCGCTCGCCGCATTGAGGAAAAGGCCCAGGTCACTGCGGAAAAGCAGTAGCGGCATACCTGTGGGGGCGGGAGTGGGCTGGCAAGGCAAACGAAAAGAAGCGCTGGCGGCATGAAAAACTGGTCGGCAAAGTGCCGAACGCGCCAGAGATCGACGGCGTTACAGCTGAGATCCTTGAGGCCTACGGCTCGATTAGCCGAACCCGGCAGTACGTCGGCATGGTCGGCGCACCGGCGCCAATCTCACCTTCAGCCATCACCGACTACCTGAACCGCTACCCATCAGCGATATGCCGCGAAGAGTTCGACGCCGCCATCTTCGCCCTTGACGACGAATTCCGCAGGCATTGGGAAGAGGAGCAGGAAAAGAGCAGGCCGAAGACACCGCCGAAGAAATGACAGCCCGCCCAGCGGGTTTTTTTACGCCTGGAGAATGCTATGGCGCAGGAATCCCGCCTTGCGGTAACGATTGATTCGCGCGGTGCCAAGCGCAATGCGGACGATCTGACGGACTCCCTTAAGGGCATGGAGCGCGCCGGCGAGGGAGCTACTTCAAGCACTGAAGGTCTGTCTTCGAGCCTTGACGAACAGCGCAAAGAGCTATCGCAACTGCTCGGCCAGATCAATCCAACGGTCTCCGCACTCGGTCGCCTGGACGACATGCAGGAGAAGCTGGCCAAGTTCAAAAAGGCTGGCATCGTCGAGAGCGATACGTTCGTCGAGTACTCCGACCGCATCAACGTGATGCGCAATGCCCTAGGCGAAACAGCCGACGGCATGAACGCCACGGGCATGTCGGCAAAGCAGATGCAGAACAACCTGCGCATGCTGCCTGCACAGTTCACTGACATCGCTGTCAGCCTGCAGAGTGGTCAGGCTCCATTGACAGTGCTGCTGCAACAGGGCGGCCAGCTTAAGGACATGTTCGGCGGCATTGGCCCTGCCGCCCGCGCAATGGGTGGCTACATTGCCGGCTTGGTCAATCCATTCACGCTTGCAGCAGCGGTTGCAGGCGCGCTGGCCGTAGCCTATTACCAGGGTTCGGAGGAGTCTGAGCGATTCGCCAATGCCCTGATTGAGAACGGAAACGCGGCCGGCACCAGCGCAAACCAACTGGCCGACTTGGCAAATCAGGTCGCCAGTACCGGAACCACCGTTGGCGCTGCGTCTGGCGTGCTCACGCAGTTGGCTGCTGCCGGTAACCCGCTGACCTCGATGTACGCTGAAATCACCCAGGCATCCCTAGCGTGGTCGAAGCAGACGGGGCGCGACGTGACCGAGGTTGTGAAGTCGTTCAACGACATCGCGAAAAACCCGGTGGAGGCGATCAAGAAGCTCGACGGCGAGCTGAACATCCTGACCGCATCGCAGTACGCCAATATCGTTTCCCTGCAGGAGCAGGGCAAGACGATGGATGCAGCCCGTATGGCGGCTGCCCTCTACTTGGAAGAGATCAACGGAAGATCTGCCAAGATCAAAGAAAACCTAGGTGATATCGAAAACCTTTGGAACGGCATTGCTGGCGCCGCAGCCAAAGCATGGGACTCCATGCTTGCCGTTGGCAGGGATCAGACTCTAGAAGATCAGATCGCCAATACCGAGAAGATTCTTGCAGGCCGTAAACAAGGCTTCCTGTCGTCTTTGTTCAGTGAGGATGACGCTTCCACCAAGTTCCTCGAAACCAAGCTGACGCAGCTTCAAAATGCTCTGGCAGCAAACACAGCCAAGGCTGCTGCCGACGCCAACAACAAGGCTATTCAGGACGCGGGAAAGAAGGCCTCCGACACGATCAATGCCACCTACAAGGCCGGACAGTCGCAAACGGAAAAGCTTCAGTCCCAGCTGAAAGACCTTGATAAGGCTAGAGCTGCATCACTCGCTGCTGGTAGCTTCAGCGCCGAGCAGGAGGTGAAGTACGCTGGCGCACGGAAGAACATCGAGCAACAAATCGCTGACATCAAGGAGCGTGAGGCGAAGAAGAGCAAGCCCAAGGCAGCCAAGGAAAACAACCGAGGCGTATCTGAGGCAGAGAACACCTTCGCCAAGCTCTACAACCAATACGATCCTGCTGCTCAGGCTGCTCGAGCACTGACCAAGGAGCAGGGCCAGCTTCAGTTGGTGCTCGACAAGGGCAAGATCAGCCAGGAGGAGTACGGAAAGGCTCTCGCCCAGTCCTCCATCAACTACGCCGCCGCCATTAAGGGAGCTAGTGGTCTGACTGCTGCCGAGCAGTATCGAGCCCAGGTGCAGAAGCGCCTGGCGAACGAGCAGGAAGGCTACAGGGTAGAGGCTGCCTCGGTTGGAATGGGCGACCTACAGGCTGATCGATACCGGCAGCGCGTTCAGCTCGAGAGGCAGATGAACGATGAAATCATCGGTCTGCAGGACAACCTTAGGCTGGCCGAGAACGCCTCACAGCGCGCCGCCATACAAGAGCAGATAAAGATCCTCGAAGAGACCAACCCGGCTAGGCTTGAGGCCCTGCAAAAGGGCTGGGCGCAGATGGATCAGGCCATGCTCAACCCTATCAATGGGTGGACGGCTGCAGTCCAGAACTTTGGCAACCAGGCAAGAGACATTGCCGGTCAGACGCAATCGATCTTCTCCAGCGCCTTCAACACCATATCTACCGATATCACCAGCGCGATCATGGATGGCACTTTGTCGTTCAGTACGCTGGGCGACATCGGTAAGGCGGTGCTACAGCAGATTTTGGCCGGGTTCATCAAGATGGGCGTGCAGATGGCCATGAACGCCGCGCTCAGCGCAACGATTGGCGCATCGACTACTACGGCAAACATAGCCCTGGCAGGAACCACTGCTTCGGCATGGGCTCCAGCTGCGGCGATGGTGTCTCTTGCAACGCTTGGTACTAACGCCGCTCCAGCGAACGCTGCGCTGATATCGACAACAGGGGTTGCGTCTGGGCTTGCTGTAGTTCCTGGCTTTGCAACTGGCGGCTACATCTCAGGCCCAGGCTCAGGAACGTCCGACAGCATCCCGGCCCGCCTCAGCAATGGTGAGTTCGTGGTGAATGCTCAGGCCACCAAACGCAACAGGTCGCTCTTGGAGGCGATCAACTCGAACGAGCGTGTTTCGGTGCGTGGTGATGGCGGAAGCCTCACGGTTCAGTCTGGCGGCACCTCTGACTCAGGCCGGCAGTCTGGCGGGAGTGGCGGCGGTCTCAGCATCCCAATTCAGGTGACGGTTCAAGCGCAGCCAGGAATGAGTGACGCTGAAGCGCGGCGCCAAGGCCAGCTGGCTGGCGAAGGTGTTCGTGACATCGTTCGGCAGGTCATACAGGACGAGCAGCGCCCCGGCGGCATGCTCTCATAGGAAAACCCATGGAAACGCTACCTGATGTTGGCCGCAGTCCAGATTACGGCCTGACCGCCGGAGGCACCTTTTCGCGGGATGTGACGAATTTTGGTGACGGATACGAACTTCGGCGTTCGGCTGGTCTTCAACCGTTTCGCCGGGAGTGGGGGGTGAGGTGGTCGTTGCTGACTGAAGATCAACGCAACACCCTGCGCGACTTTCTGAACGCCAGGCTCGGCGTGGAAGCCTTCCAGTGCACTGTGCCGGGTGAGGGCGTTTTGCGGGTCATCTGTCAGGACCCGCCGTCATCCAGTCACGACACCTATGGCCGCTTCACGTTGAACGCCACCTTCACCGAGGACCTGAACCCATGACCCCTGCAATTATTGCCACGGACATGCAGCGCCTGGAGCAGGACGCCATTGTCGTCATGTTCGAGATGGACGCCACGCAGTACGGCGGTGAGATCATGCGGTTCGCCCCGTCATTGGTGGATGGGCAGCCGATCATGTTCGGTGGCCAGCAGTACCTGCCATTTCCGATCACCGCTGAAGGCTTTGAGTGGAACGGGAAGGGCACGCTTCCCCGGCCAACGCTGACTGCTGCTGCAATGGATGTGGCGTTCTTATCGCTGGTGATTTCGGCGCAGGATCTGGTCGGTGCTCCAGTGCGCCGCCTGCGCACCTACCGCAAGCACCTGGATGACGGTACCGATCCTGATCCCGAGGCGCTGTTCCCGGTCGACTACTACGTCATCGAGCGCAAGACCAGTCAGAGCCGCCGGCAGATCCAGTTCGAGCTGTCGGTACAGATGGACCAGGAGGGCCGAATGATCCCGGCCCGTCAGGTGTTGCGCGACTCCTGCACCCACCGCTACCGCTGGTGGGATGGTACGCAGTACCGGTACGAAGGGGTGACCTGTCCGTATGCCGGGAGTGGCGAGTGGGCCGAGAGTGGATCTGTCGCCGCTGACGGTGGCGATCGCTGCGGCAAGCGCCTGTCCGACTGCAAGCTGCGCTTCGGTCAATATGGCGAGCTGCCGTTTTACGGCTTCCCTGGTGTCGGGAGATACAAGTGATGTTTGAGCAGTATCGCGAGCAACTGCAGCGTGAGGCTATTGCTGCCTATCCGGAAGAGGCCGTATGGCTCATCACCCCGGGCAAGTGTCGGCGAGTGAAGAACATCGCTGATGAGCCGACCAAGACGTTTCGCGTCTCCAAGCAATCAATGGCGGCCGCCGTGGCGCGTGGCCTGCTGGCTGTCGTACACAGCCACCCGGATTACCCGGCCTGCCCGAGTGCCGCCGACATGCGCGGCCAGCAGGCGGCCGGGGTGCCATGGGGCATCGTAGCCACTGACGGTGAGCGCGCAACCGATCCAGTCTGGTTTGGTGATTCGGTCGAACGCTTGCCGCTGATCGGTCGCGGTTTCCGGCATGGCGTCACCGACTGTTATGCGCTGATCCGCGACTACTACCGCCTGGAACTGGGGATCGACTTGATCGAGTTCCCGCGTGACTGGGAATGGTGGCTCAACGGCGGCGACCTGTATCAGGACGGCATTGCGCCGGCCGGGTTCCGGCGTATCGAGCAGGCCGAGGCCCAGCCGGGGGATATGTGGATCGCACAGGTGCGGTCACCGGTACCGAACCACGGCGGAATCCTGCTCGAGCACGGCCTGGCCCTGCATCACCCCAGCGCCCACGAACCGGTTGACCCCGCGCAGCTCTCTCGGCGCGAGCCGATTGGCCGCTGGCTGCCCCATATCACGATCTGGCTCAGGCACAACTCACGATGAAGACCATCCACTTGCACGGCGCACTGGGCTCCCAATTCGGGGGCCCTTTTTGTTTGGATGTGCGCGACCCGGCCGAGGCCGTTCACGCGCTCTCGGTCCAGATCGCAGGCTTCCGGCAGGCCATCGAGAAAGGTCACTGGCACGTTATTCGCGGGCCACTGGATGGCGGCGAAGTACTGAGCGAGGAAGGCCTGTCGGTGTCTCTCGGCAACGCCACCGAGGTGCACATCCTGCCAGCTACCGAGGGTGCTGGCGGGGTATGGAATGCCGTCGTTGGCGTGACCATGGTCGCGCTCGGTGTTGCCACCGGTAACTACAAGATGGTGAAGAAGGGCTTCAACAAAACCTCTGATGGCATCACTGGGTTTTTCTCCCAGTCGATCAAGAGCGGCAGCTATGCAGGACGTGAGTCTGCTGATGAGCGCCCATCGTTCCTGTTCGACGGCCCGACCAACACCAGCACCCAGGGGCTTCCGGTCCCGATCATCTATGGGCGAATCAAGACAGGATCGGTCGTTATCAGTGCTGGGCTGACCAGTGAGGAGGCCTAATGATTGGGCAGATTTATGGCGCCAAGGGCGGCGGGAAGGGTGGTGGTGGATCATCGAGAACCCCGGTGGAGGCGGCTAATACCCTGCGCTCTGCGTCGACGGCGCGGATTATCGACCTGCTCGGTGAGGGGCCGATTGTCGGCCTGGCTGATGGGTTTAAGTCGATTTTTCTGGACGATACCTCGCTGCAGAACGCTGATGGCAGTTACAACTTTCAGGGCGTCACGGTCAACAGGCGAACCGGAGAGGCGAATCAGTCGCGCATCCCCGGCTTCCCGAGCATCGAAACCGAGGTTGATGTCTCCACCCAGATAAAGTTCGGTGTTCCGCTGGTCAGGACGGTATCCAACCTTGCCGCAGATGCGGTGCGGATCAAGATTCGAGTCCCCGCATTGACCTCTCAAAGCGCTGTTACCGGCGACATCAAGGGCTCTAAGGTCGAGGTGGCCGTTGATGTACAGCCTGGCACTGGTGGCTGGGAACAGAAAGCTGTCATCCGCATTTCAGGCAAGACCACGTCCCCATACGAGCGTCAAACCCGGGTCGCCCTGACTGGCCAGGGGCCTTGGAATATCCGGGTGCGCCGGATCACCGCCGATAGCACCGGTGTAAACGTGCAGAACGAAAGCCACTGGGCGGGATACACCGAAATCATTGATGCGCGCCTGACTTACCCGGACAGCGCGCTGATCGGCCTTGAGGTGGATGCCCGGCAGTTCGGCTCTGACATCCCCTCGCGCTCATATGACGTGAAGGGCCGCATCATTCGGGTGCCGAGCAACTATGACCCGTTGACGCGCAAGTACACCGGGCTTTGGAACGGCTCGTTCAAGCTAGCCTGGACCGATAACCCGGCCTGGATTTATCTCGACCTCGCGACGCACCCGCGTTACGGCGCCGGCCTGCAGAACGTGGACAAGTGGTCGCTGTACCAGATCGCCCAGTACTGCGATGAGCTGGTGCCGGATGGTTACACGGGTATGGAGCCGCGCTTTACCGTCAACACTGTACTGGCAGATCAGGTTGAAGCCATCAACGCGTTAAACCAGCTGGCCAGCGTCTTTCGGGGCATGACCTACTGGGGCAGCAATACTGCTGTGGCCGTGGCGGACATGCCGAGCGATCCAGTCAAACTGGTTTCTCCGGCCAACGTGATCGATGGCGAGTTTGAGTACAGCGGTACCGGTCTGCGCGCTCGGCACTCGGTTGTCCTTGTTACCTGGAACGACCCGGAAGACGGGTACAAAAAACAGGTCGAGATCGTCGAGGATGCCGACGCGATCCGGCTGTTCGGCTGGCGGCAGATTGACGTTACCGCTTTTGGCTGCACCTCTCGCGGACAGGCGCACCGGATGGGGCGCTGGCTGCTTTATAGCGAGCGCGCTGAAACCGAGACGATTGAATATACGGCTGGTACAGACCATGCCGACCTTCGCCCAGGCGACATCATCGCAGTCTCTGACCCGTCTATTGCCGGCGCTCGCCTTGGTGGCCGTGTGCGTGTGCCTGGGTGGGCGAGCCTGACCCTGGACAAGGTGCCGGAAGAGGTTACGGGCAGCGACTGGTATCTGGATGTGATGCTGCCGAACGGTGTCATTGAGCGCCGTCAGGTCTCCACATTTACCGGGGATACGGTCAACTTGGCCGCGCCGCTAAGTGCCGTGCCGATAACTGCGGCCATGTGGGTACTGTCGAGCCTGTCGGTCGAGCCGCGGCTGTTTCGCGTGGTCGGTGTCTCGGAGAGTGAAGGCGCGCGCTACAAAGTGATGGCTGCTGAACACGACCCGGACAAGTATGCCCGCGTTGAACTGGGCCTTAACCTTCCGGATCGCGACACTTCACTGATACCGACAGGGGCGTTGCCATCGCCGCCCAGCATCAGCGTGGAGGAGTACCTTTACCGTGCCGGGGTTTCGGTTCTTTCGGGGGCATACGTCTCGGTGACAGCCCCGGGCGATCCGCGTATCAGCCTGTATGAGTTTCAGGTCATGTGGCCGGGTGATGAGGACTTCTCGCCACTGATCACTCAGCCTGGCGTTACGGCTGACCTGCAAGGAACGATGGCAGGCGAGTACCAATTCCGTGTCCGCTCCCTGAGCGTGACCGGTCTGCGCTCACCCTGGCGCAGCCTGACTGTTGCGCTCCAAGGGCTATTGCGTCCGCCTGCGGATATCACCGATCTTCGTTTGACGGTGAATGCCGGACAGATATCGCTGTGGTGGCCACCGGTGCCCGATCTGGACCTCAGCCACTATGAGATTCGTTACAGCCCGGCGCTGTCCGGTGTTACCTGGGCCAGCGCGCAGACCGTTCTGGATCGGGTAGCTGCTGGTGTCAACAGCGCAATGCTGCCGGCTCGGCGTGGCACCTACCTGGTGCGGGCGTTCGATACCAGCGGTATCTCCAGCCTGAACGCAATATCCAGCACCTCGGAGATTGCTGATCTCGATAGCTACAACGCCGTCGAGGTCGTCGAAGAGGGGCCAATGTGGTCGGGTGAGCACGTCAATGTCAGCACCTCGGGTGACCAGCTACAGCTCGACAGCCGCGACCCAATTGCGTCATGGGCCAGGCTATCGGACGTTATCAGCATGGCATACGGTACGTCTGGCTTGGCTGAAGAGGGCTGGTATCACGCCAATGAGATTGTCGACCTCGGTCATGTGTACACGTCCAGGCTTACCAGTGAGGTGCTGGCCTTCGGTTTCGACATTCTTGGGACTATTGCGTCTTGGGTTTCTCTGGCGGAAATCGACCGCTTGGCCAATGCCGATCCTGGCCAGTGGGGGCTGACCCTTGAGGTGTCGCAGAGCAGTACGCCTCAGCCAGCACCGCCGAGCGACTGGACGCCGTGGGCTCCACTGACCATTGGCGAGCATACCGCCCGGGCATTCCGATTCCGCCTGCATCTGCGCAGTTTTGCACCGGCGGTCACCCCAAGCGTGAGCCAGATGCGCATCACCATCGATATGCCAGACCGGGTAGCCGGTGGGCAGGATCTGCTGTGCCCGGTTGGCGGCCTGCGCGTCACCTTCGATCCCGCTTTCATGGTGCGGCCATCGCTGGCGGTAGATGCGCAGGGGCTTGATGTAGGGGATCGCAAGAGCATCACCGGCATTGATGACAAGGGGTTTGATGTCCAGTTCTTCGACAGCGCCGGCAACAGCGTAGCGCGCACTTTCGACTATCTCGCCAAGGGCTATGGCCGGCGCGTGTAATCAATCAGGAGACACCATGAGTCAATTCGATTTCGGCACTATTGATCCGAACTCAAAATCTGGCCCGCAGCTGGCGCTGGACTTGAACAAATTCCGCGATGCGCTGAATAGCTCCCATCGTGGAAGTGCGCGCCCTGCCTATGCTCAAGCCGGTATGTTGTGGGTGAGAGAGACTTCGAGCACGCAGTGGGATTTGATGCTTTTTGATGGTGATGCTGACTTTGTTCTGCGTAGCATTAATCCAGAAACAAACACCTTGATTCTGATCCCTCAGGAGTCTGTTCAAGGGCTAACGGCTCTGGCTCAAGGCTTTGCAGATATAGGTCAGGCCTCTGAAGCAAAAATTGGCCTTGCTAAAGTTGCAACGCAACAACAAGCTGATGCTGGCACGGATGACCTAAGTTTTATTACCTCGAAAAAGCTCGCGGCGAGGATAGCTAACTTTACGAGAACGGCTTCTGAGACTGTTTCTGGATTCGCTAAGATTGCTACTCAAACACTGGTTAATGCGGGTGCAGATGATTCAGCTTATGTAACTCCTAAAAAACTTAAAGCTGGTTTTGTATTTTCGTTCGGTACATCAGGATATATCGGACTGCCATCTTGGCTTGGCGGATTCATGGTGCAGTGGGGGCGTGTCAGTGGGGCTGTAGGATCGGTCGTTCAAGCGTTTCCAACATCGTTCTCCAGTAACTGCTATGGGGTCGTGGGTGGTCCGATTTTGAATTCTCTAAGCCGTGTTGAAAGCCTGAACGTCAGTGCTTTGGCTGCCATGAACTTTACGTGCAGTCGCACCTATGTTGCTGGCGGTACGGCGGCCAGCTCAAGCACGGATCACTTTTTCTTCGCGTGGGGGGTATGACATGAAGTACGCCATTTTTGATCCTGTTACTTCGGTTCTGATTGGTCGTTTCGACAGCGAGCGCTGCGATGTGCCAGAGGGTGCCATTGAAATCAGCGAAGAGACGTTTTTGCGCTCGATCAATGAGCGTGATGGTCAGTGGGTTCTAAGCACAGGCGGCGAGGTGATCAAGGCCTCGTTCCCCGCTCGCACGGCAGAGCAACTGGCTGATGACGAACGCATCTGGCGAAATGGAGAAATAAATGCCACGCAGTGGCTTTCCGCTCGGCACCGCGACCAGCAGGAAATAGGGCGCGGTACTTCGCTGACGGCTGAGCAGTTCCAAGAGCTGCTGGTTTACATGCAGGCGCTACGCGACTGGCCACAGTCAGAGCAGTTCCCTGTGATCGAGCACCGACCCGTGGCGCCGCCCTGGATCGCCGAACAACACCAATAAAGCCCCGCACTGTCGGGGCTTTTTTTCGCCTGGAGAAACCATGGCCAAGATTTCTGACTCTCTGGCGGGTAGCAAGAATGCGCTCGCCTTCCTCGACATGCTTGCCTGGTCGGAGGGCACCTCGACCAGCAAGTACACCCACAACGATGGCTATGACGTGATTGTTGGCGGCCTCAATAGCCCGAACACGTTCACCGGCTATGCCGACCATCCAGGCGTTCTGGTGACCGTGAACACGAAAGGGTTGAAGTCGACCGCTGCAGGGCGATATCAGCAACTCCAGCGCTACTGGCCGCACTACCGTGATTTGCTGAAGCTGCCGGACTTCGGCCCGGTCAGCCAAGACAAGCTGGCTTTGCAGCTGATCAAGGAGCGCGGCGCGCTGGCGGATGTGCATGCCGGCCGTATTGAGGCCGCGATTTCAAAGTGCCGGAACATTTGGGCCAGCTTGCCAGGAGCGGGCTACGGGCAACATGAGCGCAAGCTGGACGACCTGATCGCTCACTACATTGCCGCTGGCGGGAGGCTGGCATGACCTGGTTGAGAGCGCTTGGCGCGCTGGCAGTGTTGGCGCTGGTGGCACTGGCCTTCTGGTCCACTTACCAGCACGGCCGCTCAACCATGGATGCTGAGTGGCGGGCAACGAGTGCCGAACAGGCCGAAGCATTCCAGCGAGAGCGCAACCAAGCCTCTGTTGCCGTCCTCGACTGGCAGGAGGACGAACAGGAAAAGCGCCGAGCGCTTGAAGACCGCCTGCAGGTAAATGACGAAACCCACTACAAGGAACTGCTCGATGCCAAAAAACTTCAGGATCGCTTGCGCGACCGCCTTGCTACTGCTGATTTGCGGCTGTCAGTCTTACTCGCCGGCCCCACCACCGCCACGAGTGGTAGCGGTGGGGTGCGAGAAGCCTCCGGCTCCAGCGGCATGGTTCATGGAGGCGCGCGAGCCGAACTTGACCCAGCGCATGCTCAACGAATTGTCGCCATCACCAGTGACGGTGATGAAGGATTGATCGCTCTGCGGGCATGCCAGGCATACGTGCGTGACCTACGCTATAAATATGATTCTGTACCGCCTTGAGCCTATGCTTTGGAGACTGTCGTGCATCGATCAGATGAAGAAGTCGAAACGGCCGTCGTATTGATGCGTAGAGCAATGGAGGCTATCAAGCGTTATCACTTGGCCGGGGAAGCTTGTACGCCCTCGGAGATAGAGCGGCTCCGGATGGAAGCGGATTTACTGATTAAATCTGCACAGGAGTACCAGCTTCGCATGTTTGAGGGGTATCCCTCCTAGGCCCACTGAGATGGCGTTCTTTCCTATATAAAGGCGGGGGTTTTGATGGTGCTTGATGAGGGGATCAAAGTCAGTGAGCCGCTACTGCAACAGGCTCAGGAGGCGCTTCGCCGCTACCGGGAAGCGCTAGGCTCGGCACCCCCAGAAGAGGTCGAACGCCTTGGTCTTGAGGCTGTATCGCTGATGCAGACAGTACAGGCGTACCAGCAGCGGGACTGGGAGCTTGGCTTTAAAGGACGTACGGTTGCCAGCCAAGTCTCCGACTACACTCAAGTCGATTAA